TTACATCCACAACACGCCTTGATTTCCTTTAGGGTGGGGCGGTACAGCATTAATTATTCCCGGTTCCATTATCGTTTCAACGATAGTTTCATGGGTCTTAAAGGTTTTACCGCAATTAATATTGGTGCACTGGTGATAGCGTTCTTTCGTTTCGTCACTAAGGTAACGGCTGGATCTCGCGTGTGCTGCAAATTTACAACGTGGGCAATGCATCATATTTACCTCCGAAACTGCATATTCAGTAATTATGCTGATCTTATCACCAGCGTTCGCATTTGTGAAATAAATATCAATTAGTTGAATTTTACTGCTCGATAGCCTCGTATGCCACATCCGACAACAATACTTCGAGAGACAGTTGTGTGGTGTAGCCGCTGTTACTCAGGCTGTGCGTCACCTTGCTGATTATCCAGCTCTGTTGGTCTATCACCGATTTAAAACCGTTGACCGCGACAGGGGTTTCAGGAAATAAATCAGCGCGGCCCATGGCTAAGGTGATAGAAAACTCCGCAACACCGCGCTGTAACTTCTCCCATTTAGATTGAGCTGCGCGCATAGCGGCTTTTTGCGTGGCGTAAACCGTGGTGATAGCAAAAATGTTATCTTCTGACCCTACCAGATAATCCCCTTGTTTTTCCTCCACCGGCTTTTTCACTGCGGCCGCTTTGGTGCGGGTCGGTTTGGCTTTGGGGTGTTCCAGTGCGCGGAGCTGCTTAAACTTTGGCTTACGCTGCAACTTAACCTTTTTCGTCTTGGCCGGTTTGGGGTCTTTGGTGTGCAACCAACTGGCACTCACGCCGGTATAGGCTCCCCGGTCAGCAATACTAAAGCTGTGCTGGTCGCCATCTTGCCGGGTGATCGTCATCTGCGGAATGGGTTTCCCGCTGGCAGTAACACCACTGCCCGGCTTGATAAATAACAAGCGTCCGGCTTTTACGGCGGCCACCGCGCCATTCAGTGAAGCTAATCGGGTGATAAATTTGGCGTCAGTCTCTTGGGTCTGGTCGATATGAGAGATAGCGATATCATCCAGACCCTCGGCCAGCATGGCGGTGAGCTTGTTGCGCTCGGCCACTTGCGCCACCACTTTACCCAGCGTTGTCTCATGATAAGAGACTTCACGGCGGGTATTGAGCGAGCCGCGAAAATCAGCACTGCGGGCGCGAATGGTCAGCGTATCCGGTGCGCCGTGATGCTCGACCTCATCCACGGTAAAATCACCCTTACCAATCAGCGCCGACCCTTTCCAGCCCAAGAACACCGACAACACCGCGCCGCGTTCTGGCAAGGTGAGCTGGCCGTCTGCGTCATCCAGCTCAATATCGAGCTGGTCAGCTTCAAAGCCGCGGTTATCGGTCAGGCTCAGGGACAACAACCGGGGGCGAATATTCTGCGTGATATCTTTAGAGTTAATGGTCAGCATAAAGTCCGGGGCCATATCCGCCCCGGCCGGTAGAGACATGCCGGTCATCATGAGAATAACCCCCCGATAGCCGCCTGCGCTTTGCCGGTTATGGCCGTCACCTTACCTAGCAACTCGTCAGCCTGTTGTTGCAGGTCGCCGAACATGGCCGTTAACGACTCATCAACCCGCAACAGATTGAGGGTGAACTCAATGCGCCGGGCGCTGCCATCTGCAAAAAATAGCGCGCCGGTCTGACTCAGGCTTTCAATCACGAACATGCCATAAATCATGCCACTGCCCTCAACCAGAGGCCAAGCCTTGCCTTGGTCAGCCATGGCCTCAAGGGTCAGTAATGACAGGCGGCCACCGGTCAGCTCCGGCAACAACACCCCGGACAAGGTGATTTTTTCGCTATCGACGCCAAGAAACTGCGCGGATGGCCGCAAGCCTACCCGGCTGTTAGTGGGCCAACGATAATCAATATTGCGCCCCATGCTTTGATAAGGCGTGGTCTGGCGCATAAAAACAAATAAACCCAGTGATAACATCATGATTAATTCTCCATCTGGCCGCGCTGGCGGGCGCGTTTATCGCGTTCATTCTTAGCTAGGGCATCGGTCATCATTCGCTCGGCATCCTGTCGGCTCATACCCGGTGGAATCGTTATCTTGATATCGTTGGTGGTCACACTGCTATCCACAATGGTGGTGCCAGCATTCGCAGTCACCGGCTGATAGCCGCCGTACAACACACCGCCACTGGGTGAGTATCCGCCCGCGTAAGGGTTATCTTTCGGGACGTTATCGGCCAGCCCGGTAGATTTGGTATCGATAATGCCGAGCTTTTCCAGTACCCAGTCAATACCACTGCGCAGGGTGTTCAGCGCATCCATGGGCAGACTGAGCGCTGCCGCCAGCCCTTCGCCGAATAACTTGCCCGCATTGGTGGCTACGTCCAAGGTTTCCTGTGTGGCTTTCACCGGTTTAATCAGGTCAGCGAACCAGTTCGAAAGCTGTTTCACCTTGTCACTAAACCAGTTAAACACCGGTTTAAGCGGCTCAAAGGCGGCACTGATTGGCCCCATGGCGGCGGTAAAGCCCTCGGCCACGCCAGCAATAAAGGCGCTGATAGGCTCCCAGTATTTACGGATAAGCAGACCACCGGCCACAATGGCCGCGACCACGGCCACTATCGGCCATGTTAGCGCCGTGAGTGCGGCGGCAATGGTTCCGGCCATCAGGGAAAAACCGGTACTCAACAGACCGGCTCCCGCTAACAGCAGGTTAAACCCAGCCATGACCGGCCATGCAATCAGACCCAGTGCACCCAGTCCGGCGACCAGTGCTAATGCCGCGCCGGTGACTTTGGTAATGGTGCCGACCAGCTCAGGGTTTTTCTTGGCCCATGCCGCCACATTAATCAGCCAGTCGGTTGCGGTTAAGGTCAGTTTGCGCAGCGCGGAGTCTTGTTTCTCAAAGACTTCAATCTCTAAGTCTTCCCATGCCGAACTCAGGTTTTTCAGGTCGCCGTCGAGGTTATCCATTCTCACCGTGGCGATAGATTCTGCGGTGCCGCCCGCATTCATCAGCTTGCTTTGCTTCTCTGCCAGCTTGCCGTTACCGGCTGCTGCCACCAGTTTCACCGCGCCTTTCATTGCTTCTTCACCGAATATCACTTTCAGGTATTCGGCTTGTTGTGCAGTGCCTAACTTGTTCTTTTTAAACGAGCGGTTAATGTCTTTGAGGATTTTCTCCACCGGCAACATATTGCCTTTGCCGTCGCGGGTGGTTATTCCCAGTTCGCGCAAGGCTTCCGGCGCTTTACCGACCGGAGCCTGTAAGCGACTAAACACCGCACTGGTACTGGTTCCGGCCATACTGCCCTTGATGCCGTTATCGGCCAGCACCCCGAGTAACGCGGTAGTGTCTTCGATACTGGCCCCGGCGGCCTCAGCAATCGGGGCGACATATTTCATCGCCTCGCCCAGCTCTAGCAGGTTGGTGTTTGAGCTGGTAAAGCCTTTCGCCATCACGTCTGACACGCGCTTAATCTGGTCTAACGGCAGGTTAAACGCCGACTGCATGTTGGTGACAATATCTGCCGCCTCGGCGATATCCACGCCGGACGCCAGCGACAGGTTAACTGTCGGCTCAGTGGCGGCCAGAATGGCGTCAGCGTCATAGCCGGAACGGGCCAGCGTGTCTTGGGTTCGTGCGACATCTGTCGGCGAAAAGGCGGTTGAACCGCCAATGTCACGCGCCTGTTGGCGAATGGCGGCCAGCTTGGCGTCGTTTTTATTCAGCCCTAAAATCGCCTGAGTGCCGGACATCTGGCTGTCAAACTCCATGCCCGGCGCCATCAGTTTCGCCGCGCCGTACAGCCCGGCAGTTGCCACACCCAAACTGGCGGCGCTGGTATTACGCACGGCACTGGTGGCGGCTTTGCCTTTCTGGTAACGATTGCTGATACGGTTGAGTTGCTCCTGTTTCAGGCTCAGGCGTTGCAGCTCTTGGCGCTGGCGACTCAGGGCAACAGTCGCCTCGGCGGCACTACTGCGTAACCGGCGTTGTTCACTGCTCAGGTTTTTGGTGGCAATGCCGTCAGCGTTAAGCGCATCGCGCTGGCGCTGCACTGACTGGCGCAGCCCGTTATATTTGGTTTGCAGTTCAGCCGCCGCACGTTTGGCTCCCTCCATCAGCCGGGCTTGTTGGGCGGTAGGTTTCTCGGTATTTTTAAAGGCGATAGCCAGTGCCGCCGCATCTTCTTTGGCTTTTTTCAATGCCTGCCCGGTGACGGCCAGTTGGGCGCTGGCCTTACGGAAACCGTCAATTTTCGCCGCCTGCGCATCAAGGGATTTGATGCTGCTTTGCGTGTTGCGAATGTCGCCAGTGAGGGATTTACTGGCGGTTTGAATGGCTTTAAATGGGCGGGTAGCTTGGTCTACGGCTTTGAGCAATACCTGTAGCTGTAAGCTCTTACTCATGGTTTACGGCTCCACTTCGTAGCAGGGCTTTATGACGCCAGCGCACCAGTTCGGTGAGGCTCAACCCCCAAAGCTCTGACGGCGACCAGTGAAAAATGGCGGCAATATCCGCCATCAGGTCATCCACTTCCAGTTTCGGGTCGAGCGTTACGCCCCCTGTTTCGGCGACAAAAAACCAATCACCTTACCCGCCAGTGCCACTAAATCCGGCAACTCTAAACGGCCACATTCGGCGGCGGTCAGTGTCGGCGAGGTAATACGCGGTAGCACAACAATCAACGCATCGACATCAGAATGGGCCACATCTGACAATCGCACCCCACGCAGTGACCCGGCATTAGGGCGGTAAACTTCAATTTCAGTAATCAGGGTATCACCACGTTTTAGCGGGGTTTCCAGTACCACCACATTCTCGTTAACCTCGGTGGCGGGTTCAGTTTTAGCAGTTACTTTTTTCATGGTTTTTCCAATTCAGTCAGGGAGGCCAGCGAGTTAACACTGGCCGTCAGGGGTTAGCGGCCAATGGCCTTGCGTTGGGCTTCCAGCAGGTCTACGCCGTTAACCATTTCAATCAGGTTAACCACGTCAATCTCCATCACTACCTTGCCGTCAATGGTCAGCTTGTAATAAGTACACTGGGTGGATACCTTGGTTTCGGTGTCTTCCCCTTGTTTGGATTCGCCGCCATCAATCTCTTTATGACGGCCACGGATTTCGACCTCTACCGCTGTGACCTCGCCGGTGTCGTCGCGCTGATAAGCCCCGGCAAAACGCAGCGGAACCGCGTCAACTTTTGGCGTTCCCCATTGCTGCAACACCAGCTCGTCAATGCCGCCCATCGACCACTCCATGGAAAGCGCATCGTCATCCAGCCCCAAATCAATCGGCGCAACGCCATTCATCCCGCCGCCCCGGTAGTTCTCCAGCTTGCGGGTCAGTTTTGGCAGGGTAATGGACGAGACGATCCCCATGTAATCCCGGCCATCGTTAAACAGGTTCATCAATTTCAGCTTACGTGGCAGTGCCATAAGTCAGGTTTCCTTAGCTGTTGACGGCAGCGGCAAAGTTCACCAGATATTTATCGGTGATACGCTGGCGCAGGGTGAGGTCTTCCAGTGGTGGCACTGGGGTGTAGTCGTAATCGATAAACAGCTTGCCCGCTTTCAGGGTGTCTTTATCGTTGGCGCTGTCGTCATACCAGCAAGTGCCATCAATAATCAGCCCGGCAGATTTCATTTCGCGAAATTTGGCATTGATGCTGCCAATCATGTCTTTAACCAGCGTCGGGTGCATCGGGCGGTCAATCGCCCACAACTGCGCCTCGGCCATGGTGTCCGCCAGAATTTGTGCGGTGCGGGTGTAGTTTTCGAAAGCAAACAGTGGATCATCGGAGCAGGTGCGCGAACCCCAAAACTTGAAACCGTCTTTGCGGATTAGCGTGGTCACACAGGCTTTGTTAAGTAAGTCAGCGTCAGTGCCGACGGTCTGCAAATCCCAGTAGACGCTGGCAGAGATACCGGTCACGCCATTCACCCCGACGTTAGACAGGGTTTTGTGCCAGCCGGTTTCTTGGTCAATCTTGGCACGCAGGCCCAGCGCGCGAGCGGTGGCATAAGCAATATCGGTACTGTTGGCGGTGGTGTTCCAGCTCAGGAAGTCCGGCCAAATCAACATCAGCTCACGCTGGCTGAAATTCTCGCGGTACAACATCGCTTCTGAAATAGTCTTGCAGCCATAGGCGCTGATATAGCCAAAGGCGCGCAACTGCTGGCAGACGCTCGCCAGTGCGGTGGATACTTGCTGATTATCCAGCCCCGGCACACCAAGAATACGCGGGCGCACGCCGGTGACAGATTGCGCATCTAACAACGCTTTCATGCCAGTGTAGCGGCCGTTCTCATCAGCGCCGCCGATAATATTAGACGTGGTTTCATCCTCATCTTTACCCGTAGCCACGCGAACAACAACCGTGACCGGGCGAGCCTGTTCCGCAATCGCCAGCAATGACGTGGCCAGTGTGCCTTTTTTACCTGCTTTACCGGCAGCGGTCAGCACGTCAGTAATCAGTACCGGGGTATCAAGGGGAAAGGTTGCCGCGTCGGCATCCTCGGCGGTGCAGACCATGCCGACAATGGCGGTGGAAATAGTGGAAATGACACGCGTCCCCTCGTTGATTTCGAGAACGCGGACGCCGTGATGGTAATCACCCATGGGGTAACTCTCCGTTGGTTAAGGGTGAGAGTATGGTGACGGCTTACCGCGTGGGGGGCGATTGATAGGTGATGTGTGGTGGCTGGTACAACGAGAACATTGTAAATATGCTCAAATATTTAGCGCTTATTGACCATCAATATAACTGTTAGAATAATTAGCTTTTTATACAAAATTTTCACTTACATACAAACAGGTCGTCAAATAAATGCTAGTAAGCCTGAAAGCACAGCACAACGCACAAAATAAATTCCGTCAAGACATTAACGGACTAAGAGCATGGGCAGTTATTGCTGTAGTTTTATATCATTTTGGTGTGCCGGGCTTCTCCGGTGGTTTTATCGGTGTTGATGTTTTTTTTGTTATTTCTGGTTTTTTAATGACAAAAATTATAGTTTCTGGAATCGAAGTGGGAGATTTCTCTCTTTTACGGTTTTACTTAGCCAGAGCAAGACGAATTATTCCTATGTTACTGGTGTTATGCCTATCATTAATCATTTTAGGATGGTTCTGGCTTCCAGAAAGCAATTATAAAACTCTAGCAACACATGTGCTCACTGCAATCTTATTTATATCTAATATTAAGTTTTGGCGAGAATCTGGATATTTTGACTCATCTTCACATGAGAAGTGGCTATTACATACATGGTCACTCTCAGTTGAATGGCAATTTTACATTATATTACCAGTTTTTATCTTAATCGTATGGAACCTATTAAGTTACCGAGCAATGAAAACGTCATTGTTCATAGTTGGTTTTATTTCATTGTTCTTATCTTATTATGCATCATATCAATGGCCTGCTGCGGCATTCTATTTATTACCCACAAGAATTTGGGAAATGCTCGCAGGGGGATTAGTGTGGTGGTCAACAAGGAAAAACTCCCTATCCATTAATCTATCTCGATTAACTGAGATCATTGGATTTATTTTTATAGTTTCGTCAATAATATTATTCGATTCATCTATGGTTTGGCCTGGGGTGTATGCGGCTTTGCCTGTACTGGGCGCAATGTTAGTACTTTCCGCTAAACGATCCGAATCATTATTCACTTCTAATAACCTTGTTCAAAGGCTTGGGACAAGCTCTTACTCTATATATCTATGGCATTGGCCGATTGTTGTAGGATTAACTTATCTCGGTTTTCAGGGTAGTTATAAATGGGTGCTGCTAGGTATTATTGTCACAGTGTTATTAGGTGAGTTATCTCTTAAGTTAATAGAAAATCCAGCAAGAAAACTGTTTAGTAAATTCTCTATCACTTCAAACATAGTATACATGTCATTTGGAATTATTTTCATTCTCATAATTTCGCTTGTAATAAAATACAATACTTTCGATCGTGGTATCAGAAGTAATGAAGAAACTATTCAACTTTACACAGAAATACAATCATTCCATGTTATGCCCAAAAGAGATAACGGATATTGTTTTTATGATTTAAATAGTGAATCAAACCCCATTATTTCTGAAAGTAAATCAGTTTGTAAAATTGGCGATAATTCTTTAAAATCTAAAGGATTACTTTTCGGTGATTCTTTTGCTGGTCAGTATGATCCTTTCATTGATAAGATAGGTAAAAAAGTTGGCTTTGCGGTTGATTCAGTTTCAACTAACTGGTGTTTTCCTAGTTTGACTGATTCATTTAATGGCCCCAAGACACGCATAGCATATAAACAGTGCTTACTTAACAGAAAATATCTAAAAGAGAATATTACCAAGTATGATTTCATTATACTTTCTGGAATATGGTCTGAACTGTATGAAAAAGGTTATAAACAAGATGTTATTAATGTCATTGAATATGCGAAATCGGAAAATGTTAAAGTGTACGTTATCGATTCACCCACTCAGTATGATGTAAATGTTTTCGCTAATTTCATGATTGCCGGAATGAATAACTTGCCATTCAATTTAAAAGAACTCCCCCAAAACAATGATGTTAACAGAAAAAAAATGGCTGAAATTTTCTATAAAATGCATAATGACAGTATTATAACGTTCATTCCTAGAGATGATATTTTCAATTCAACCGATACATATAGTTATAAAGGTATAGAGGTGCCATATTCTTTAGATGGATATCATATATCTATTGATGGTGCATTAATGGCAGCAAGGAAATTTATCGAAAGCGGGGTTTACAAAAAGTACTTCCCTGAAAAAAATTAATTATTTTATAGCCGGGCGATTAAGCCCGGCTTTATCAAATGGTTACATTTATAGGGAATGTTTTAATGAACTCTATATATCGCGTGTCATTTTCATCAATAGTTCCTAAATGATTGAATTCACTTTGTGATTGAATACTAGAAAAAACACTCTCAATCTCAGCTTCAGAACTATCAGTGAATGCAACAAATATATTCACCCCACACCCCCCTTAAAATGAGTAGCTGGATATAAAAATGGAGCATAAAACCGCACCATTCATCGTTGTGTTAAGTATGTAGTACAACGCTTGAGGATCGTTTATATCAATTATATAATTACCTACAACATCCGAACCTGTACTAGCGGGAACTCCAAGCCTTACTTCTTGTGCGCCGCACATATTAGAATCACCACCAACTTGAACGGATGAATACGATATTGTTGTACTTCCTCCACCTGCATATATTACCCCCCCAATTCTTACAGCGTTCTTGGGAATTATCACTGATACTGAAAGTCGCACAACTGCATTTGATGTTGATGAAGATGTTGATATTGCGCTGACTCTCGGAAATGAAACATGTCTGCCAGTGAGCAAACAGACCTTAAATTTACCGGCCTCAATGGGTTGTACTCCTACAAGGGCTGACGCCGTGTAGTTGGGGGGCAAAACTCCAGCGCAGATTTCAGGTGCTGCTGATAATGTGGCATTAACAGCCAGCAATGCAGATGCATGAGTTATCGGGTTGTAAATAGCATACAGAGCAACAAACCCAATAACCGGCACTGTGCCAGTGTCCATTCCACCGGCACCACTGGCAGCAAGATTAATTATCTTATTGAAGTTACTTAATTTGTATTGTTCCCCACCTAATGCGGTTTGAACAATTATTTCATCAGCAGTAAATGTTGCGGTTACTGAGGCTGCTGTAACGCTCATTTTTGCATTTCGGGATGCACCTACAACACCCGTCAATTGTCCCATCTGCAAATATTGCGAGTGTGGGTTTTCTGCTTTGCCGTGGTCATCCAATGCCTTGCCCGCATTATCTGCTACTGTTTTAACCGCTTTCGGCGTAGCGGCTAGCACTTCGCTATTGCTGTCAATGGCACTGCTATATTTTGCAAAACCTTTGGCGGTTAACGATGCATCCGGGTGATTGCGTGATTTTTCGTGATCAGCCAGCAACTTATCGGCGTACTGCTTAACCTCAATCACTTTATCATCAACATACTTACGCGTTGCCAGTACCACCGACGGGTCGATTTTCAGCGTGACAGCGGCCGTGCTGCTAACAATTAAAATTACCCGAATGGTTTGGGTGCGGCCGCTGCCCTCTTGCATCAGTGGCTTATAGGTTTCGGCGCAGTTGGCAATCGCAACCAAATCACCGTCTTTATCCAGCAAGCCAATTTCACGAATCCACCACCCGCCCTCGGCCTCGTGGATAACCTGCTCCGCAATAATCTGACTGGTGTTAATAGGGTCAATGGACAAGGTATTTAGGGCGGCGCGGCGCTGTTCATTCACCAGTTGGGTTTGTGCCGGGTTAGGGGTTGGCAGTGTTCCGCCGCCATCCCCGACCGCCATTTGGGTAATCTCTAAGCGGGTGCCGAGCGCGGTGGCATTCGCCAGCTTGGCCGCGCCAATGTTGGTCAGTAAAGCAAAGAATTTAGCTGTCATGGGTTCACTCTCAGGTCATCAATAATATGGACGGCGGCACTGGCGTAATCCTCGCCGGTCACGGTTATGGTTTCGGGTAAATAGGGGTAAATGGTCAGCTCATCACCGCTGTAACTGGCAGCGGCCACAAACAGCGGGCCGCTACTGTCGAGATTGATAGACAGGCCGACTAAGTGGCGGCTGCATGGCTTGGCGTCGTCTATCAGCCGCTCAAGCTCTTGATACATTTCTTCGGTAATGCCGGTTTCCAACACGCCTACATCGAGGCGAAAGGTGCCGGGGGTTTCGTTGGTCTTCCACCACTCAATCACCTTGATGAGATAGCCCAGCGGCTCGACCACGCGACGAATCGCGCCAATGGTGCCTTTGTGTTTATGGACGTACTGCGAGGAGTTCACCACCGCGCGCTTAGTGGCTTCCGGCCACTTCTCATCCCAGCGATCCACTGACCACGCCCATGCCAAATAAGGCAACAATTCAAGCGGGCAGGTGTCGGCGTTCCACAGCTGGCGAATCGGAACCGGGGTGTTTTCCAGTTCAGCACAGGCGCGCGCGGCGGCCACTTCCAGCGCCGAGGAACCGACAGGCAATAAACGGTCAGTCATCCGTCCCTCCGACAGTGATGGTGCTGCCGGTGCACCAAGCAGCTTGAGTTTTATCCAGCACCACGTCGGCCAACGGGGCATTAATTACTGCCCGCTGGACGCCCTCAACATGCAGCGCGGCATAGAGTGCTGACAGGCGAATGTCACGGCCGAGGCGGCGCTGTGCGGTGACAAAGGCAGTCAGTTTTTTCTCAGCGGCAATGCGTACCGGCTCCGCCTCCGGCCCCGGATGCAGATAGAGCACCGCGTCAATCTCATAATCTTCAATCCGCGCAGATTGCACCGTCACCCGGTCAGCCACCGGCCGCGTGTTCTCATCATTCAGCGCGGCTTCCACCACCGCCAGCAGTTCGGCTGAGGCTTCGCCGTTGCCCTCACGCGATAACACCGTGACCGTGACACAAGCGGGTGTCGGGCTGATTGCCGAGGCATCAGCCACGCGGCCATCGGCACTTTTGGCGTGATATTCATAAGCACCTGTTGGCCCGGCGACGCTCAAGCCCTCAAAGGCTTGCGGGATACGCACCCGGAAATCACTGTCAGATTCCATCACCGCGTCAATCGGCGGCATGGCGGTGGGGTCTGCCGGGATAATCACCAGTCGCTCAACGTTGTTATTTGCGCCGAGCTGGTCTAAGTCACTGCCGACGGCATAAGCCACCATCACCGCGCGCGCCGCATCGTTAACGCGCTGGCGGAGAATAACCTCACGGTAGGCGTTTTCCTGCAACAGCTTGACCAGCGGCTCCGACTCCAGCGACAAGGTGCGGGCCACAGCGGCGCGCTGTTCCTCCGGATAAAGGGAAATTAGCGTAGCTTTGCGCTCGGCCAACAGGGTTTCATAATCCAGTTCTTCCACCACAAACGGCGGCGGTAACAGGCTCAGGTCAATGGTTGCCATAGGGTCAGCTCACAGGAATGGTTAAAGAAAGGGGAGCCGCGCTGTCTGTGCGGGTGCCGGTGATATCGACCACCATTTTTCCGTCAAAGGTGGTTTCAAATGTGATGCCAGTCAGTTTGACCCTTGGCTCCCAGCGCAAAATGGCACTGTAACTGGCGGCCATAATTTGCAGGCGCAGGGCCGGATTTTGTGGCTGGTCAATCAGCTCCGATAGCAGCGAACCATAAGCGCGGCGCATCACCCGCGAACCAACAGGGGTGATAAGAATGTCGGCGATTGACTGGCTGATGTGGTCAGCGTCGGTAATGGTCTGCCCGGCGTTGCGGCTCATGCCGAGATAGGTGGCAGTGGTCATTTAATTCCCTCCGTATAATCCCCACCACGCAAGACGCCGCCGTGGTCATGGTCATCAACCACCACACCATTGGATGAGAACTTGCCGCCGGAATGTTCAATATTGCCGCTCATCTGGCCGCCTTTCTTCACGTTCAACGTGCCGGTGGTCAGGTTGTGGGTGCATTCCACTTCGGGTGTATCCAGCAGGATTTTGACCGAGGCGGCACAGGTGATATGGGGGGCGGTAACATTCACCGATTCACTGGCATTGATAACCGCTGTTTTGACGCCATCAGCCAGCAACTCGCCGCTCTCAGGTTCATAGTGCAACGTGGCACCGTCAGGAAAGGCGATATACAGGCCATCCGCCGAGGCCGACGGCGGCGGGAAGTCATCAGAGAAAATGCCCGGCAGCACAAAGGCGGTATCCAGCTCGCCGCCGAGGGACAATATCAACACCTGCTCCCCCTCAGACGGTGCCCACCATGATCGCGATTGACCGGCGCGCAGCGTCAGCCAGTTTAACCAGCCGGTGGTATTGTCCCCCGTCGCTACCCGGCACAGGGCTTGGTCGAGATCGACCTCTGCCACCGTACCAATACGGATAAGGTTACGCAGCAGGCGCAGAATTTCAGTGATTTGAGTTTGTGTGTTCATGCAGAAAGGATGCCGCCCAACAAGTCAGGCGGCAATTTGTGCGGGTTTGTTCATCGACAGGACAACAGGAACGTTATTTTGACAGGCTTTCCATCACGGCATTTTCAACAATAGCGATATCTTGCTGACTGAAACCCAGCAACGGCCGCTCGTCATACTGCACATCTTTGCTGTGCACGTTCGGGCGATCACGCAGGCCAAAATGATGCACTGCCGCCATGCGTTCCACGCGTCCGGCAAACTCGACCACCGCCGCATCGGGGCTGCTGTTAGCTTTCATATAGCGCGCGGTGCGCAACTTGGCGAACATTTCTCGCTTAATCCGGCCTTTGGGTTTACGCAATGGTTGAGATTTACGCGCCGCATACGGAGTGCCGTCTGGCGCTTGCTGGCGTTTAATCCGTTGCTGTTGGCTGGCGCGCAGGCGTTTGGCAATAGTGACCGCCAGTGCCTTGCGCGCTTTGGGTGTCAGACTGGCAATCAGGCCGGTCAGTGCATCGTCAAAGGGTTTCAACTCATTCATTGGATCACTTCGCCATTAAAGTAGATGGCTGTTGGTCGTGTTGGCGCGCCCGGCCAAGTCGGCTCCAGCGCATGGTTAACATGCAATGCACCGTCTACCTCTTTCACAATAGCCCGCTCAGTCAGTTGCAAGTCGATACGGATATCACTCAGCACATCGCTAATGACATCAACCTTATGAATAAAGCCGCTGCGGCGCTTTTCTTCTGTCGCCATGATGTCCGGTTGATGCTCGCGCAGCCATGCCAGAATCGGCACAAAGAGGTAATCAACATCACTGGGGAAATCCTCAATAAACAGCGTCAGCGTATATTGATTTTCAAAAGACAGCGACGGGGCCAGCGTTGAGACAATTCGCCCGCCATCAACAAACATTTTCAGCCGCTCCGGGTTAGTCTGGAACAGTTGCAGACTGTCGGTTAAGGCTTGGCGTAACAGTTTTGGTTTTAACATGGTGTTGTTCCTGACACTGTTTAACGGCTTCCACTTGCAGCCCGCAGGCCACCAGTGCGGTTTCTAACTGGCGGATATCGGCACTTAAATCACCGTTAGCCGCCGGTGTGCTGCCCGGCAGCGGGCAACTGCTCACCGTCGGACAGCCAACGTAAATAATCGTTGGGGTTGGCGAACGCGGGGCGCTGGTGCAGCCGGATAACATCAGCAGGCAAAGCAGTAGCGAACCAATCACGCAGGACTTTATTTTCATTGAGTAACCTTTGAATTCTCTGTTCACGGGATAATGACAAGGTGCTGGCATGGCTCAGTGATTGCCGTAATGCCCGCTCATTGTCTGCCTGTTGCCGGGCCTCATCTTGCAGGCGGGTGATCACGTTGTCCCGGCTCTCAATTCCGGCGGATAAGGTGCCAATAATCCGGTTGGCACTGTCGATATCGTGGCTCAGGCGGTTGGCATACCATCCCAGCGCAACCAGTAACGCGACTATCACCATCATGACTATGCGCATATCAGACCCCGCTCAGGCAGTGTGTTTGCTCGGTGGTGCGGCGACGCTCTAACCCTTTGGTTTTCACGCCATTGACATAGACCCAGCGCGGCAACTGATTGCAGGCGCTGCGCCAGTCGCCCTTGTTGACAAAAAAGGCCAGCGTCGAGCGGCAGGCCGCACCGGTGCCGACGTTAAAGGCAAACGACACTACCGCGTCATACACCGGTTGCGGCATAACAAGCGGCATACACACCGCTATTGCCCGCTCAACCCGCTGCACGTCAGCCACCAGATTGACCGCCACCTGTCGCTCACTGATAACACTGCCCGGCTTCACCCCGGCGGTGTGACCGATGCCATTTGTCCAGACGTTGGCGCTGCATTGGTAGGCGTTGAGCTGGCAGCCCTCATAATCGGCAATCAGTTTTAGCCCGGTGGCCGATGTTTTTAAGGTTTGGTAGTTTGGCAAGGTGGCGGCCAGTGCCAGAATGACCCCGACCAGACAGCGCTTAACGATTGAGTTCATCGAACACCTCCCGCCTGATAACCACTTCTTTCAGCAAGAAATAGCTCTTGCGCCGGTAGTACCAGTTGATAAGACAGGTGGCAGCAGCGGCCACCGCCGCGACATAAAACGCGATATCTTGCGGACTCAGTGCGCCAATAAACGCCAGTACCAGCGCCAAGACATAGGCCAGCGCAGAGCTGATTTTCTCCATTTTCAATCCCATAATTGAACGGTTTCACGTTGGGCCGCCGGGGCCATGTCGGGCAACGCCACCGGATAACCGTGGGGCAGAATGGCCCCCAGTTCCGACAGCCCCGGATTCGCGTCATAGACTTGCTCCAGCACATCCTGTGTGCGGCCATAATGCCGCCAGCACAGTGCGTCGAGCGTGTCGCCTTGCAACGCGTTGACCTGCATCAGATAAGGCCAATAATGTTGTGAGGCTTACCGGCAATATTGCGAATGCTAATCCGCGCATCACGCCACAACTCATCAACCGTACTTTCAATGGCCTCCGCGCGTTTATCACCGCGCGCGCTGGCGTCATAGCCGCGATAACGCTCGGCCAGCAGCGCGGCCGTAATGGCACAGACCGCACTTTGGTACTCGGCCAACAGGATGCTTTCGCCGTCCAGTTGCTCGGCCTGCACCTCGGCCAGTGTTTTAAAACCATCCGCCATCTGGTCACGGCGGTACTCGAACAGCTCGGCGTTGACCTCAGCAATAGCGCTCTTGATGGTGAAGCGCAGGCGCTCGGCGGTGACGGTTCCTTCAAGACGCAACAGCTCGCGCAGTTTTATCGGGTCAACCGCAGGCCAGAAAAAGGTATTTTCAATCACCGGTTCGGCCGTTTTGTCTGGCCGTGGCGCGGGGATAACAACAGTGGTCATGGCAACCTCAATATCAGAATGGGTGGGCGGTGGACGACGGCGTTAACAAGGTAAACCCTGTTGCGGCCATCGTGCCGCCCGGCTCGGGGAGCGTTCGGGTTAGCGGCTGGCGGCGTTCTTTAACTTCACGGCCAGTCGCTCAATGTCTTTTTTGACGCCACAACCGGTATGCAGTTGGAGTGCACGGTGAAGATGGGACAGGGCCAACTCGCCCCGACCACTGTCACGCAGCACATAGCCGGTGATTTTGTGCAGTTTGGCGCGCACTTGGTCGGGCATGTCTTCATCTTCCATCAGCTCAATGGTTTGCAGCAGAGGCTCAATATCAATCGGCTTACCGGTGGCATAGGCGCGCGCCGCAGCGTCCGCGACTTCCTCGGCAATCAGGTAGGCGGTAGAGCGGGTAAAGCGGTCAGTTGGCACTAACTGATAACGCAGGGCATAACGGGCGATATCCAGTGCGCCGGGAATATCCCCGGCATCCAGCCGCCAAATCATAATGGTCATGACAATGGCGTCCTGCGCGCCTTTCCCCTCACTCAACACGCCAGAGATCCACGGCATGTACTCCGGCAATAACTGCCGCTTCAGCTCGGCTTTGCGCTCGTTTGAACGTACTTGTTTCAGCTTGCGCTTATCTTCATTGAGCTTGAGCAACATCAACTCGTAGCCGGTGGCGTGGCGCAGCGGGTTATCCCGCAGTTGTGAGGCAGCAATAGCCGACTGTTGGATAAAGTGGCGACGCGCAGGACTGGTCATAACTTATTTACTCCCTTTGGCGGCCGGTGCTTCTTCTGTGGTTTCCGGGGGAGTTTCAGTAGCGGTTTCCACTGTGGCATCCTCCGGGTTCGACGCCACTTTCACCGCTGCCATGATCGCCGCAGCCAGGCCGTCATAGTTCGGGGCTTCCGATACCATCAATGCGGCCGCAGCCGGGGACGAGGTGCTGTCTTTTTTCGCCGGTAAGATTTCGATGTTTTCCACCAGACAGCCACAGGTGTAATCTTCCACGACATAATCCTGTTTAATGGACTCGTAGTTTTCGATGCGGTCACGCTTGGCGTTCTCATCGATATGGCGGCGGTGCGAGTCTTCCAGCCAGTAAATAGACAGGTTATCGAGGCGGGTTATCATGAATGCGTTAGCCGGGAAGAAAGGCACACGGATAGCCGGTAAATTGCCGATACGTTTCTGGCTAATAATCAAGTCAGCGGCGAGGGTTTCGCTGTTTTCCTGCTCTTTGTTGACGATGGGGAAATATTTATCCTGCATCAACTGGCGGCCAGTGATAACCACCAGTTCAGGGTCTTCCTGATGCCATTCAGCAATCATGTTATTGGTGGCATCCATCACCAGCGCATCCAGATTGACGTAATCACCGCCATGGCCCACACGGATTTTTTCTGACACAACCGCACCATCTTCACCGATGATGTTACTCATTACGCGGGTTGGCGCATTGGTGCGGTATTTTTGTAACCAGCCCGGCGCGATATCCTGCAACAGCGGGTTGAGTGCGCGGTTAGAGGTTTTGGCGCGGTGAGTGCCATTGAAGCCTGCCATGATGCGGTCAAGTGCCTGCCGCTTGATAATGGCGTCGCGCAAACGGGTCTGGAAGTCCTGATAGCGCGCCCACAGGTCAAGGGTGTTATAGCGAATATGGAAATCGTAGTTCACCTGCTCACAGAAATACTTCTCACTGTCTAGTGAGGCAAACTCGGCAGTTTCGCGTTCGTCGCCACCGTCAGTATCGGTGGTGCTGGCAACCGAGCCATTGACACCAAGACCGACCTTTTCGGCGGTCAACTCCGATACCGGCACAATATTGATGCGGCTCAGAAATTCTGAGGACTCTTGCACGCGGGTCATGATGGTTTGCGTAACAGAGGGTTCGACGCTGAATTTTTTATTCAGGTCGCCTGTTTCTACCCCGTTCAGCTCGGCTTGACGGGTTAGATAGGCATTAAATTTAAAACGGGTTGCTGGGCGCATAATAATCCTGATTCAGTTAAATAATATGGGTGAAATAACCAGTGGGCCGCACAGCTGGCGGCCAGTGACCCCAACTAGCAGTCGGTCAATACATCGTTTTGATTGTTACCGCCGGTGGATTCCGGGCGTTTGGTCTGGCTAAAGTTTTCAGTGATAGAAAGTTTGGTTTCGAGGGACGTAACCCCTTGTTTTCCCTTTTCGATGCTCTGTTTTAGCTCCACCACTTGGTCAGCAAATTGCTTCTCAATAGAGGTAAAACGGGCCTCAATGGTTTCTCCCTGTTCCTGCACATGCACTGCCACGGCATTCACTGCCTCATGCACATCATTAAAACGGGCGTCATCAGTTGCATGTTTGCGACTGAATACTGACTTCACCATGCTGAGTAAGGTGGCACCCGGTTCGGCCACGTCTTCAAATTCCAGTTGCACTTCAACCGCCGCAGAGAAAAAGTTATCCGGGTGAGACTTACGGGCGGCCAGTGGGTTGTGTTTGGCTTTGGCGCTGAATTCCAGCATTTCAGTGCCGAGGCTGGCGGGGTCATCAGTCACGGCCAGCCCGACCAGATAGGCTTTGCCGGTATTGGCAAAGTTCGGGCGGATCTCCATGGAGGTGTAGATTTTCTGGCGGTCTTTATTCATCAACACCAGCTCGTCAGTGGGGCTGATTTGGGCGAACAGTGCGCGCTTGCCGTTCAGCGCTGAATCATCTTCAATGGTTTCCGCTTTCAGACCGATCACATCGCCATAGCGGCGGAAAGTGCTGTCCGGGGAGTAGCTTTTCAGATGTTCCAGATTGATGCGGCAACCGTAGACGCGCGGATCAAATGAATCTGCCATCTGGTTGATATCGTTGGCGTCAATCACTCGTCCGTCGCAAGTGTCACCCTCAACGCCGATACGAAAATACTTAGAAACTTTCTTAGCCATGAGCGGCTCCATTCAGTGTGATTATGGTTATTCGGTTCGGGGCTTAGTTTCCTGATGGATGGCGATGGCAACAACGAAAGCCAGTTGTGACGGGGCTGGCACAACAGCGAGGACGCGCAGAGGGTCGGGCTGGTCGCGTAGCCTAATGGCATGAATACAACACCGAGCACCATCATCAGCGACCCACGGCGACAGGCGGCTTTGCTTTACTGGCAGGGCTTCTCTGTGCGCCAAATCGCAGACCAGCTAGCCCTTAAATCGCCGACTGTGCAGAGCTGGAAGAAGCGCGACGGGTGGGACGCGATTGCGCCCATTTCCCGCGTGGAAACCAGCATGGAAGCGCGGTTGATTCAGCTCATCATGAAAGACGCCAAAGAGGGGCGGGATTTTAAAGAGATTGACCTGTTAGGCCGCCAGATTGAACGGCTGGCGCGGGTGAACCGCTATAGCCAGACCGGCAGCGAAGCGGATTTAAATCCAAATGTGGCGAACCGCAACAAAGGGGAGCGCAAAATCCCGGATAAAAACCTGTTCAGTGAATCCGCGATTGAAAAACTGGAATCTATTTTTCACGAAAATATCTTTGATTATCAGCGTAATTGGTTTGAGGCCGGGCTAGCCCACCGTATCCGCAATATCCTGAAGTCGCGTCAGATTGGCGCTACCTTCTTCTTTGCCCGCGAAGCGCTGTTAGATGCCATCACCACCGGGCGTAACCAGATATTTTTGTCCGCCAGTAAGGCACAGGCGCACGTGTTCAAAAGCTACATTATCGACTTTGCCCGCATGGTTGACGTTGACCTGAAAGGCGACCCGATGGTGTTACCGAACGGCGCGCGCCTGTTCTTCCTCGGCACTAACGTACGTACCGCGCAGAGCTACACCGGCAATCTCTATCTTGACGAATATTTCTGGATACCCAAGTTTCAGGAACTGCGCAAAGTCGCCAGCGGCATGTCATTACATAAAAAATGGCGTACCACCTATTTCTCCACGCCGTCGAGTCTGGCGCACAGTGCCTATCCGTTCTGGTCTGGTGAGCTGTTCAATAAAGGCCGCCGCAATAAATCCGACCATATCCAACTGGATTTAAGCCATAGCCATTTGGCGCGTGGCGCGCTCTGTGATGATGGTCAGTGGCGGCAGATAGTGACGGTTGAAGATGCACTGGCGGGCGGCTGTAATCTGTTTGACCTTAACCAGCTCTCACTGGAATACAGCCCGGCAGAATATCAAAACCTGTTGATGTGCGAATTTGTCGACGATCAAGCGTCAGTGTTCCCGTTCGCCGAGTTACAGGCTTGCATGGTGGACAGTTTGGAAGAGTGGGAAGATTACAACCCGTATTCGTTGCGGCCGTTTGGGCATCGCCCGGTGTGGATTGGTTACGACCCGTCCGAGGCCAACGGCGGCGACAGTGCCGGGTGCGCGGTGATCGCACCGCCGATGGTGCCGGGCGGCAAGTTCCGCGTACTAGAGCGCCACCAGTGGAAAGGGATGGATTTTGAAGCGCAGGCCAAACATATCGAAGAGTTGACGCAGAAATATTGTGTGGAATATATCGGTATTGATGCGACTACCGTCGGCCAAGGCGTTTTCCAGTTGGTGCGCCAGTTCTTCCCTGCCGCGCGGGAAATCAAATACACCCCTGAAATCAAAACCGCAATGGTGCTGAAAGCCAAGCACACCATCAATAACGGCCGTCTGGAATATGACACCGGCCACACCGATATCACCCAGTCATTTATGGCAATCCGCAAGACTATGACCGCCAGCGGTAAGAGTTCCACTTATGTCGCCAGCCGCAGTGAAGAAGCCAGCCACGCCGATGTGGCGTGGGCGATTATGCACGCCCTGTTAAATGAACCCCTTACCGCGACATATGGCGGTCACAGCCCTAACTTCTTGGAGTTTTACGGATGAAATCAATGATTTTTACTGCTGGTCAAGTTGACGGCCTGCGCGAACATTTCGAAAACTCGGCCTTTGACTATCAAAAGACGTGGTATCGGGTGGGGCAGACCGGCGTAGCCCGCAATCTCACCAAATCGCGGCAGATTGGGGCCGACTGGCTGGTCGCTTTTGAAGCGTTACTGGATGCCATCACCAGCGGCCGCAATCAGCATTTTTTAACCTGCACCAGACCAAGCGCCTTGAATACTCGCGCCTATATTGCCGAGTTTTGCCGGGTAGTTGGGGTAAACGTGCCCCCATTCTCGCCGAGTAACATGCTACTAGGTAATGGCGCACTTATCGCCTTTCACGGTGAATACAGTCACGCCGCCGCTCATGCCGGGAATGTGTACCTGGGTGAATATGCATGGGCTAAAAACCCACGTTCAATACTGCAAATGGCTAAGGGGATGGCAATGCACAAAAATCATCGTTTAACACTCTATACCACGCCCTCCCGCTCACATACCGCGTTCAAGATTTGGAATGGATCACTGCGCCGCCCACGAAAAACAGTACCGGTTATTCACACCGATAACGGCGTTTACTGTGCTGATGGCGTATTTCGTCAATCGGTTACGGCTGATGATGCCATTCAGCAAGGTTGTACATTATGGGAAAAGGATTGGCGTAAATATTGGCTGGAAAAACACATGACAGCGGATGATTTCAGGTTCTTATATTTGTGCGATTGGTCACAAGCGGCAAACAATGCAGAGGAAGTGAAATGAGTAAGCGCAAAGGCCGCAAGGCATTAAGCCGCCCGGCAACCAATCACACCGCCAGCCAACAGCAGCCGGTTGAGGCGTTCACCTTTGGCGAACCCTCCGCCGTTCTCGACAAGCGGGAAATACTGGATTACATCGAATGCACCGGCAACGGAAAATGGTATGACCCGCCGATTAGTTTTGACGGGCTGGCGCGCAGCTTCCGGGCGGCGGTGCATCACAGCTCGCCGCTGTATGTGAAGCGCAATATTCTGGCGAGTACCTTTATTCCACATTCGATGCTCAGTCAGCAATCATTTAGCCGCTATGCACTGGATTATCTGGTGTTTGGCAATGCGTTTTTAGAGGTTCGCCGCAATCAACTTGGCGCGCCACTGCGACTCGACCCCAGCCCGGCCAAGTACACCCGCCGGGGGCTGGAAAAAAATTGCTATTGGTTTGTGCAGAACTGGAAAAATGAACACCTGTTTGAAGCTGGTAGCATTTTCCACCTGATAGAACCCGATATCAATCAGGAACTTTATGGCCTGCCGGAATATCTCAGCGGCTTAAATTCGGCTTGGCTCAATGAAGCGGCCACACTGTTCCGCCGCAAGTATTACCAGAATGGCGCTCACGCGGGATACATCCTGTATATGACCGATGCGGCGCAAAGTAGCAGCGATATTGAGGCGATGCGTAAAGCGATGCGCGACACCAAAGGGTTAGGCAATTTTCGCAACCTGTTTATGTACGCGCCCAACGGTAAAAAAGACGGCATCCAGATTTTACCGTTGAGCGAAGTCGCCACCAAAGATGACTTTTTTAATATCAAGAACGCCACCCGCGACGACCTGCTCAGTGTGCACCGGGTGCCACCGCAGATGATGGGGATTATTCCCAACAATACTGGCGGTTTCGGTGACGTGGCGAAAGCCTCACAAGTCTTTGTCCGCAATGAGTTAACGCCGTTGCAAGAACGATTGAAAGAGGTGAATGACTGGATAGGGCAAGAGGTGATCCGGTTCAAGCCTTATGAACTGATAAGCGAGGATTGATATGGGACGTAAAGCGCCAACACCACCGCCATATAACCCCGGCGATATTGTGAAGAGGCCCGCGCCACCGCCTCAGCCACCGCAAAAATGCGAAACGAAACGAGTAATAATTATGGAAACTCAAACTAACCAGAAAATCACAGCGCAACTGGCTGTTGATATTCTTAATCAAGCGTTGTCACTTGACCCGGATTGTATTACTGCGCTGGTATCGCATCGAATAGAGTGTAACGCGACGTTAGCCCATGACTCTGAGGTGATGTGTGGTATGTCTAAAGACAAATACATGACTGGCGCGCTTGGCGTTATCAACTCACTGGTTACAGACGGCTTTGTCGCTGCACTGTATACAGATGAAAAAAAGCTGGCAGCGTTTCAAGTTTGCAAATAGTTAATTGATATTTTTGAATATCATAGCCGCCGAGCCGGGCGGCTTTTTCATGCCCGAAAAGTAGCGATTCCAACACCTCGCGCCATACGCCACCAGACGCCCGTCACGCCATCACACCCCATGAACACGCATTGATTCCCAACTCAACCGAACGCAGCACCACGGCCCGCCCAAGATCGATAAATAAGGGTATCAAAACCCTTTGCGCGCAATGCTATCCCCGCCACGCCTGCGCGCTTTGCAGGTCGCTTTTCATGCACTTGCATGATCCATTGAGATCCGCGCCGGAACTGGCGCTAACAGGGGAAATAGGGGAGGGGATCAACATGCGGAATCATGCACTATATGCATGCATGACCCAAATCACGATGGGAGGCCACACATGCATTATTTTATGGGGGATTTATCAGTGCGATTTTTTACCGTCGGCGTTATAGAAAATCTCATCATAATTTTGGCTCGTGACTATCTGGCTGGTCAGGTCTGATATCAACGACATGGCGACAAGAAACTCGCTATTACTACACTGTGCAACTTGCGAAACTTCAGCAATAAACTGAATTCTTGATAGTGTTAATTCTATTTTATCAACGGGTTTCAATGCAGGCTCCTTATTATACTGTATTTATATACAGTATCGAGTAAAACAATATTCAGGTCAATACTGTATATGGCTGTTTAGTTAAATCAGATGCTTGTGACGCGCTATATGTTGTAAAAGTAATCCGCCGTGACGCGTCACAATGGTTTAACTGCACTAATTAATAAGCTGTTGATACCTTTGGTTTGCCAACACGCCGCTTCACCCCGTAAACAACACCCATTTGGATCGCCCGGCAAGGTATCGCCACATTTGCCACAGCGTTGTTTACCCAGCTCGGCTTGTTGCTCTTTTAGTCGCTGGTTATCTTGTCGAATCAGCAGCGCGATATATTCCGGTAAATCGTAAGCTGGCCGGAACAGACGCCGGGCGGTCATGCCCTCGATTAGCATGGCGAACTCTTCTGGCTCCAGTCGGGCGCGAATTTCATTGATACCGGCGGATTTATCACGCTGGCGCTGTGCCTGTTTACGGGTAGTGGCGTCGGTTTTAGTCATGGTTTTCCTCTCAGGTAGATTAATCATCGAATTCCGGCCAGTCGAACAAGGCCGGATATTGAATAACTGTGTCGTTAAACGTCATTGAAGCCCCACGCGCTAACGATTCCAGCTCCCAACGTTGGGCGCTGATATCTTTCAACAGTAAATCGTTGCGGATTTGGGGGATGCGCTGGCGTTCTTCGCGGGTTAAACGGGCGGATGGCGCAATAAGTCGGCCCTTGGTGGGGTCATAACTGCGTTGCATCTTGCTTATCGTTGGCTGTTTCTCTTTAACGCGGGCCACAATCGCCCTCACGGCGGCAGTGTCCGACCAGTCAATAACGGCGTCCGGTGGGTATTCCATCGCCGCCACAGGCGTTTTATCCTGCCCGTTGGGGTCATTTGGCGCTTGGGTGTTTCCACCTAACCCACAGTTATTGACAGAACTCCGAGGCGCGCCAGAGGCGCTTTTCAAAGTCAAAAGCTCAACGTCAACGGCACCAGCAACGATGCGCCATTGGGTTGTGCGGGTTTCATGAATATGGTCAGCGCCCAAGTGAGGCGCATAGATACCGACGACTTTCTGCACTTCTTCATCGTAGGCGTTGAGTTCATCGGCGACGCGCTTGGCTAACCGGACGGTCTGATTGCCGCAATTGGTGCCACCTTGCGCCATGATGTAGGCAGCAAAATCACCCTCATCAGCCGCATGGCGCACAGCTTCCACGGTTTCGTCGAAAGTCTCGGCCAGACTAATAGAACGGATACGGCGACACTCGCGATAGACTCCCATGGAGGGAAGCCCAATCGGGCGAAACTGAGGGATGCGCCACGTTGCCGCCCACGCCGTCACCGCCGCAGCGGAATCGGTTAGCAGCTCACCGGTTTCATGGTCACGTTCACCCTCAAGTGCATAGCCGTCGATATTCTTGGCAATGTATTTAGCGATGTAGCCAGCGGCTCCGCCTTTGTTCATGTGCTTACACTCAAAGCGATATTTAGCGGCACCGCGCTCGTCACCATCTTCTTTCAACGCATAGCGGCGCATGATGTCGATTACCTGCTGGCGCTGGCGGCGTTGGCAAAACAGCATCATGTGCCAGTGCGGCGTACCGTCATGGTGTGGCTCAACTACGCGCATTCCGTAGACACTTAATTCGTTGTCTTTAAAGGCGGTGCGCATCTTGCTCCAAATCTTGCAGAGATAGCGCTGGCCGTCTTTGGGTGAATAGGCTTCATCATTCCACTTATGATTAAGCTGTACTTTCTCGTTGTCACCTTTCCCAACAACGCGAGTCGGGTGATATTTGGACGGGGTGGTGATGGTCAGGAACATACCGACGTGCTTTTGCCCGGCAGCATATTTTTCCGTGAAAGCGATGGTGTTCATTAGCTCCATGCGGCGAATTTCTGGATTAGAAATACTCGCCATCACCTTATCAATCAGGTCGATGCGCTCACCGGTTTCAATATTTTCTAACTGGCAGCTTTTGAGATATTCCAAATTAGACTGGCGACGGGCGAACACTTCGCGGATAGCCTGCTTACTGGCATAAGAAGATGCTGAAATATCCCGGCTAACATTACCGACAGCAATCAATAACGCTTCCCGCCAGCGGGTTCGCTGTGCTTTGAGTTTGCGCTCCCACCATTCAGGATTAACCAGACGTGATAGGCTGGCGATAGCAGAGGTGATATCTAACCGGCCTTTCAGGTATTTGCGCCAGTGCATCGGCGTGATATTAAAAGCGCGCGCCATTCTGGCAAGACCACCGAATATGCGTACCTGTGTATCAGCCTGCAATAAAACGGCCCTGTCACCCTGATTAGCCTTAATGCATTCATCACAATGATGGTTGTACGCCACCATTAGCTCATCACCGATTTTGCGGGCAAAGCGGCGCAGCTCTTTATCATGCATACCCGCTAAGCTGGCATAGGTTGGGGCATCAGTGGAAAAGCTCATTGATGCACTGAGGCGCATAACATTTTTGCTATTGACCACCTGAATACGCGGCCAGATACGCTGGTCAAAGACAAACACCAGCCATTTATTAGCATCGTTTAGCCCTTTATTGGCTAACAGGTATTGATAGCGAGAAATGAACTGGCTACGCAGGAAATGCGGCAGATTATGGATATTGGCTAAAACGGCTTGCCCCTGAATCAGTTGTTCACGGGTAAGCGGTCTTTGAATGCCGGGCAAGGTTTGGCGCGGTTTGCTGCCGGGATAGGCATAAGTAGGAACAGCAGCGCCGCTGCCCGGATAAGGCAACGGCGGAGTTGGGGTTATTCGTCCGCGTAGGTTATCAATGCTGGTCATAAGACTGCGTTAATATGTGCTCAGCGATTTGGTTAAGCAGCTCCGCCGCCTCTACGCCGTTCAATTCTCGGTTTAGAATTTGATTAGCTATCTCATCCAGCCGAAATGAAACCAGTGCGGCCTGATTCTTTCTTTCATCCTTGCGAGCTTCATTTAGCATTAGCTCAATTGATTCAACTGATATCATTGTGATTGAACGGTCACTACCCGGCTTGGCGGGGTCTACGCCTACCCATATATTTTGAGCTGTATTCTGCATAGATAATTCCTGCTTTTAGGCAATACGAAACCCGGCGAGTGAAACGCCATATATTGCGACCTTGGTTAATTAATAATATTCAGTGTGCAGTCATCATTACTGACAAACGACGGCAGCGAACGAGTAAACTCAATTAAGTAGTTCAGCGTTTCAACAACAGATTCTCTTTCTGCAGGACTTAATTCTGAAAACTGCATATTCACATGGCGACTTTTTAACCCGGCATGAAAACAAATTGTTTTACGCAAATGTGTCGGTGACTTATCAAAAGCCTCCTGAGTAACATTCTTTCTATTACGGAAATGCGTTTCTTTTAATTCAGCAATACGAGCAATACCCGTCATTCTTAATTTTTCAGCTTCCGTTAATTGCAGCATATAACCCCCAATTAACGCCCGAACAGACGGCGTAATATTGGCGTCTTCTTTTCAGAGGACAATTCTTGTAAAAGCGCCTTTTGATTACTTCCCGGCTTCCAGCGCTGGCCGTTCTTCAACTCCAGCACACCGTGACCAAAATGGCGTAGGTTTACCGGGCTTTGCTGTTTTAACAATGGGGCAATAGAAATAATCATAAAGACACCTCAACTCAAACCAGCGACAGCACTCAAGCCGCTAATAACATCAACAGTTGAAGCAAGCGCAGGGGTTGATTGAATGCGCGCCTGCACTGTCAGGCCAATTAGTGACAGGTGGCGAATCGCAGTATTGACGCTATCCAGCAGAGCAGATTTGCTGAATGCTGTTTTGTGATTGCCTTGTACCGCAGCGGCAGCAATAGAACCCACGGCGGCAGTAGCATGTAGCGCATAAGTCGGGATATTGCCGGGGCAGGCTTCATTGACTGGCACAGATGGCATGCAATTGATTTGTGACAGCAGGCCGTCTAATAACGTTGGGTCTTCGGTCAGGTCGGTGATGCGTAACAGCTCGTCTACGGTCAAACGGTGCGGCTGGTCAGGATTCAATTTGTTACGCAGAACTTGCGCCGCTATTCCTGCGTTTGCTGCCAGCTCGACTAAGTTGTGTTTTAACGCAAACTGGCGGCAGGCGTTATCAAAGTGCGGATGTTTGGACACTGAAAAATCAAACATGGCTTACTTCCTCACATATGCCGACAATTAGTTGGCAAATTTGAATATCGAACATTACTGGTTTGCCGCTTCTTTAGTGAGAGCGATCATATTTACGAGAACCTTTTCCATTTTGCGAACTTTCTGGCGGATAGGTAGACGACCATCTTTCACCATGCCACGGCAGGTTTCATAAGGGATTCCACTCAATTTTGAGAACTCAGTAAGTGACAAATAGGGCGACGTAACTGTTATTGCAAGGTTCTGATTCATAGGGCATCCTGTTTGATGGTGGTTAATATAGGTATTGGTGGGTATTTGCCATCAATTCACGAATTAAACTATGCATATGCGAGTATGTAAAGGGGTTTTTACGAGCGTGGATGATAAAAAACTAAGCGGCGGGATTGCAGCAGTAGAAAGAATGATGCAAGCCTATGGTTTTAAAGTACAAAGAGAATTAGCGGCTTATCTAGGTGCAGGAACGGGAACAATCAGCACTTGGATCAAACGTGATTACTTTCCGGGCAAAGAGATTGTGCTCTGTGCTTTAGAAACAGGTGTTTCATTACATTGGCTTGCAACTGGTGAGGGTGAACCTCAGGAACCGGTTAAACCTGCCGCACATGAAACCGCACAATCTATTGCTCATAAAAGCCTTGAAGATGGCTTGCTGATAGATGCATCCCCCATATTGCTAGATTCAGAGTTACTGCCCGTTCAGATTATTGAACCTGAATTAATTTCGTTCCCTAATGAAAAACGTTATTTTCTGGTCGAACGTCAATTTAGAAATGTTGCTGACGGTCTTTGGTTGATTGAAAAAGCAGGTGTAACCTCGATTAGCAATATTGCTCGTTTACCGGGTGATGTATGGCGTATCAATGATGTCAATTGGCCGGTTAGTGAAGTCAATATTCTTGCAAAGGTAGTCGGTGAAATTAAAGGGTATTAGTGGGAATGAAGTTGAAGAATAATATTGTTATTTTATGCGATAAACTAAAATAGGTAATTAACTGTGGATATAATAAAAATTCAAGATCAAATAGATAAAAATAGAAAGACAGTCTCATTTGATAGCTATGATATAACTATCAAACAAGTTTATGATATGTTAGCCGAAGGTATTATAGATATATCACCAGAATATCAAAGGCATTTTATTTGGGATGAAACGAGACAATCACAACTTATTGAGTCAATTTTTCTCGGCATACCTGTTCCAAGCTTATACATGGCAACAAACAGGGATTCATCTTGGGACGTTGTTGATGGGGTTCAACGCCTATCGACTATTATCAACTTCATTGGAAGCGAAGATGAACCTGCTTTAGAGGGACATTATAATCAATTGACATTAGAAGGATTGGAAAAGTTAGATTCAATGAATGGACTTACTTTTGATGAAATGCCAAAGCAACTGCAGATTATGTTTCTAACTAGGTCTATAAAACTGACAGTATTAAATGATCGTAGTGATTTTTCTGTCAGATATGATCTCTTTGAAAGGTTAAATACTGGAGGGGTTATACTACACCCGCAAGAAATCAGAAACTGTGTATATACGGGGGAATTTAATGATTTCATAAAGAAATGTGCAGAAAATGTTAACTTTAAGGCGGTAGTTAAGTTGACTGACAATGCTAAAAAGACAGGGAATCTCGAAGAGTTAGTTCTTAAGTTTTTTGCATATTATGAAAACTCGATTGGATTCACTCATAGTGTTAAAGGTTTTTTAAATGACTATATGGAGAATAAAACCACATCGTTTAAAAATAAAAAAAATCTTGAAAGTATCTTTACTGAAACCTTTGAGTTTTTGAATAATAGTCTCCCTAATGGAATCGTTCGAGGTAATAGAGTAAACATCACGCCAATAGTTCTTTATGAGGCTATTTCTGTCGGGACTGCAATGGCATTAAAAGTTAAGAATAAAAATGATTTGAGTAAAGACAGATTGATTAAATTACTTAATAGTCCTGAATTGAAAAAACATACAACGGGAGCAACTAACTCTCGTAAGGCACTTACAACTAGAAATGAAATAGTTAAGGGTGAGCTAATAAAATGATTTTTACACCGCTGAGAGATTCTGCTCGAGTTAGATTTAATGACGTTATGATTTATATCAACTATGTTGAATCTCTTGAGCCTACTGTAAATGGAGCCCATAATAATATAATACAAGAAACTCCCCCACAAGTAAAAATGTTTAGAGGGCTTTTTTACGTGCATATTTATTCTTATGTTGAAAAAACAGTGAATGACTTACTTATCAGAACAATTGCATCTATAAAAGAAAAAAACATATGTAATAAGCATTTTATTACTCAATTTAACTCCATATCACTCCACTCAAAAATGCAGTCATTTAAACAATCAAAAAACACGCTTTACTTAAGCAAAGCGTGCGATGTCTTTAGTGGAGTTGAGGGGGAGTCAGTATGTACAGTAGCAGAAACTGTATTTTCTGAGTTTTTACAAAATATATGGTATAAAACTATTGCTGAAGTTTTAGCTGCATTCGGTATTACAAATTTCACAAGAACACCAATAGAAATAGCGACGATTGATGAAGTGGTTAATAAAAGAAATGCAGTTGCACATGGTAGGCTTTCAGCTGTAGAAGTAGGAGAAGCACACAACTGTTCTGTCCTCAGGGATAAAATGAATATTATCGATAATCTGGTAAACGAACTAATTGACACATTTGAGTTGTATGTAATAAACCTACAATGTGTAAAAACTGAGTTTAGGGTTTTATATATATAATATAAATCATTTTGTAAGGCATTTTAAATGGCAGTACGGAAGTTACCCAACGGGAAGTGGGTCTGTGATTTTTACTCAGATGGCCGTGATAGTAAGCGGGTTAGGAAAACCTTTGTTACTCGCGGTGAGGCGTTGCGCTTTGAACGTGAACAATTAGCGCAACGTGGTGATCTGGATATTGACTACACACCGGCAGAGACTGCCGCACAGAGGTTAAAAACATTGGTCGGTCAGTGGTATGAACTCCACGGGCGCTCTTTGAGTGACGGCAAAGCAAGATTAGATAAACTCAATATCCTGTGTGATAACTTGGGCGATCCTGCTGTTGCTGATTTTGACCGGGAAGTGTTCGCCAAGTACCGCAAGCAGCGTTTAGCCGGTGAGTTTAGTCGTAAGCCAAAACACGGAATCGTTAAACCGCCAAAAGAGGCAACGGTCAACCGTGAACATGCCTACCTACGAGCTGTCTTTAATGAGTTGAAAAGGCTAGGACATTGGAATCATGCTAATCCGTTGGATGGTGTTAGGTTATTTCGTGAAAGCGAAAACGAATTAACTTTTCTTTATGAAGACGATATTAAACGTCTGCTGCATGAGTGTGACAGTTCCAGCAACAAAGATCTCGGTATCATCGTTCGTATCTGTCTGGCTACCGGCGCGCGCTGGAGTGAAGCGGAGCAACTAAGACAAGCTCAGGTGATGCCAAATAAAATTACTTATATCAACACCAAGAGTAAAAAGAACCGAACAGTCCCTATTTCTGCGGAACTGCATAAACTGATTCCAAAAATGAAAGGGCGCTTATTCGTCAATGCCTATGATGCATTCGGCCAAGCCATTGACAGGGCTAAATTGGAGTTACCTACCGGCCAGTTAACCCACGTTCTACGCCATACTTTCGCCAGTCATTTTATGATGAACGGGGGTAATATATTAGTGCTACAACAAATCCTCGGGCACTCCACTATCCAGATGACCATGCGCTATAGCCACTTTGCACCGGATCATTTAGAAGCTGCAGTGAGTTTGAATCCATATGATCGCATTTCGAGAAATTAATAACATGAGAATATAACGATGAATGAAATGGTTGGAAATTTTTGTAATAACTGCGTCGAATGAACGAATTATGACGTTGTTGGAATATCTAGTTCTCGGGGTAATGCTGGCTGTGTTCTGTAGCAAGGTACGAGAAATCTGCCGGTTGCCAGAATATGCAGCCAGAATGAAGCCTGTTATTCCTGATTATGAATGGATCACATACGGGGAGCGGGTCAGTAATGAGGCATTACCATTAGCAGTTGGTTTGACCAATGGGGAGCAGATCAAAGTGACTCTGAGATATTTATCAATCCAATGGCGATTTAGCATTCGGGCGATAACACTGAAAAGTTAGACGCTGACAGAAACTTTTTAATTCATAAATACGCTCTCAGTCATTAAAGCTTGTGTAAAATAGTTAAAAAATAAGCAACGGAATCTAGTAATGGCTAATAATAAAAGAGACGATTTCAGCGCCAAAACGATTAGAACTCTACAGGAGAGAGCCGGATGTCGATGCTCTATGCCTGGCTGTGGAGCAGTGACAATTGGCCCCAGTGAGGAGTCCTCAGAAAAATCTATTAATCTCGGCGTAGCAGCCCACATCTGTGCGGCAGCCCCTAAGGGGAAACGCTACGACCCAAATATGACTACTGAAGAACGGAGGCATATAGAAAACGGCATTTGGTTATGTGTATTGCATAGCGTTTTAATCGATCGAGATGTCATCAGTTACCCAGTAGAAGTGTTGCACGCCATGAAAATAGCTCATGAGGAAGCGATTAAGCTCGAAAATAGGTCAGGGCAAGGATTTCTTCAACTTTCTGATTTTATTGCAATAGGTCCAGATATTGTAGGGCTTGGTGAACTACTGGGAAGTACCGGTAACAGTTGGTCCATTAGAATTGATCACTTCGTTACTGGCGATATATTAAAGCTCATTAGTTTCATTGAGAGTTATGAAGAGCAGGAATTTTTGGATCGATACCTCATTATTAATGCACTCGGTGATGGTCGCCAGCTTGCCGCCGCACCTTCATGGCGTAAAGATGGAAAATCCATTGAGCTAAAATGCATAGTAAAGAACCGATTTCCACGTAAAAATGTAAACAATTTAGGCTCTACGCTTGCTACGAACGCCTCGAATGACATCTACTTCATTAATGGGAACTTAGCAGTCGTGAGTGGGATTAAAGCCTTACCTCAAAAAATTAGAACGACTCTTTCCTTGATTCAGGGGGAGTCTCCATTTTTCCCTAAGGCTGGAACTCGTCTCAAAGAGTATTTTGACGAATTTGAGGATTCACCATGGCTTTTACGCTGGATTAAACTTGAAGTCATAAGACAATCATGCATACCCCTCTACGATAAAATTAATAATACAGAGTCGACTCCACTTGAGTGCGTTACTAAAGTTATCGACGTTGTGCCAATATCTAATACTAAAAAAGGTAACTGGTGTGAGATTAAGTTTAAGCTGGAAGTTGAAGGGATAGGGATTTGGGAAGAAATCCTTTCAATTTGCGTACCGAAGGGGGATATACCTCCTAAACCTAAAGGTTGGGAGCTATTGGCGATTAAGTAATGCAACTTAATCTCTCTACTCGGATTAATGTGACTACCACCCCCACAACAACCCAAACTAACCCGCCATCGTGTTTGGTAACTTACTGATTTTACGTAAGTGATTGATTTCCATAATGCCGTGAGAGTTTTTAAAATCCCTCGGCTTATGGCTGTGCGGGTTCAAGTCCCGCCCCGGGCACCATGGAAACAAATCTAAGTAAAACAAAGTAGTATGAGTATGTCGTTAACCGCCGAGAGGCGGTTTTTTTGTGCCTGAAATCTCATTCCTAAGATGTTCCTAACATCATTTCCTAACATGATTTCGGTTATCTGAATAAAAATTCACTTTTTCTGACCGCCTACCACTGGCACAATTTCTGTTTTCCTATCATATCTTGCTGTTTGGGCTGTATTCTTGTGCCCTGAAATGGCTTGCTTCTCTGCGAGGGTTCCCTCTAAGTCTGATATTCCCTTGGCTTTTAAATCATGAAACGTGAAATCAAAGTCCAATTCGGAAAATGTTTTTGCGGCCAATAATTTTGCGTTGCGCCACCGACTATTGAAACCATCTCTTGTGTAGCCATGCCCAGACCGCTGATGTAGTACATAAATACTGCTCACACCTGGAGCGATTTCTATTCCATCTGCAATTTTGATGGCCTGCTGTAATCTTTCCGTCCATGCCTTGATCTGTTTCTTTCCTGTTTTCCCTTGCTGTATAAATACCCCGGCATCTATTAGCTGTGACTTTTTTAAGGCGAGGATGTCTGCTTGCCGAGCGCAACAAAGATAGGCGAGTTCCATTGCCGCTTTTACAATCGGCGGAGCTACGTTGTAGAGAGCGCTATATTCAGCGTCAGTAATGTATCGTTCCCTGCTAACCTCTTTAAATTGCTTAACACCCTTGCATGGGTTGCCTTTTACCATTCCCCTCTCATAACCCCAACGATAAACCCGCGATAGGAAAGTTTTCTCACGGTTTGCCTGTGTTCTACTGGCAACCCCGCGTCTATCCATATATTTCCTGATATGTTCAGGTTTTATGTTGTCTGGTTCCATTTTCCCGAAAACTGGTAATACTCTAAGTGAATATTTGCGGTAGTCTTTCTGCGTCTCAACAGCTAACTCATTAAAATCAACAGAGCGGAAAAACTGTTCAATGAGTTTATTCAAGTTGGCTTTTTCTAATGGCTCATTATTTATTTTTTCGTAGCATGACCATACTTGAGAAATAGGTGCATCCAATGGGCATAGCGATATTGAGCCACCGCGGGCGGGGTGGAATTCATATTTCGATTTTCCACGATACACCCGAGGTGGTAATGCCGTGTCTGCGGCGTTCTTGCGTTTACCGGCCACTGTTCATGGCCTCGAAATTGGGTTCTTCTTTTTCTGGCTCTAGCGGCTTACCGCGTAAACTGATTGGATTCAAAAAATGGCCCCAAGTGGTTTTCGGGTGTCCGTCTGGGCGTCGGATAAAAAAGATCCCCGAGCGGCGTAAAGAGTCACATTGTTTGGTTTTGTAGTGATGACCGGTCAACTCAATCATCTCCTCTTTGGTGATTATGTCGTGGTCGTTTTTCATGGTCTTGCCCCTGTATCATTTGGGTTATTGCTCTGTCGGTAGCAGAACAGGCCCGCTGTATATCGTGGTCGGTGAGTTGTTGTTTCCGTACACTGGCTGATAATTTGCCGATCTTAATATCTAAGTCGGTTAATAGGCGTTTGCCCGGTTGCCATGGCTGCATGGTGGTTTCCCTGGTGTTGGATTTCCACCATGCTAGCGGGGCAGGTTGATTATTTCTGATTATGCAAAATCAATTTTTCGGGTGCTTTCTGCGGTGGGGTGCTGCTAATTCGAACATCTACCGGAAAATCGTAGTGAACATCACAACGGCGATCAGTGTGGATGGTGCCTGTTCGTCCATCGGGGAGTGTGATATAGGACTTTTCACCGCGTTTGTGAGTACGCTTTAGCATGGGTGTTGCCTCAGTAATGCCCCGTTGGTTTGGGGCGGGATGAAATTAGCGAACCTGCAGGCTACGGCTACCGATCTCGATATGCGCACCTTTAACATCAACACCATTCTCTATGGCTTCCTTAATGGCTTTTTTATCGGGCGCTACGGTGGTTTGCACTGTCACCAATTCACTGGACAATAAGTCTTCATTGTCGATCACCACACTGGCCACACCTTTGCGTGCGGTGAATGTGTTATACGGCGTTTTAAGTGTGTTCATATCTGCGGCCAATAAGCAGTTAAGGACGTACTGTTTGATCGATTTGGCCCGATTCTCGAATGACCTTTTCCGCTCAGCCAGACGTTTAGCTTCCTCATCACAGGTCTTTGCTTGCCCCTCAAGATTGCGAACAAAGACGTAGGTTGCATCCAGCTTATCCCCCAGGGCACCCTCTAACCCCTCAAGCGTATCGGCGATCATTTCTGGCGTGAGTTCCTCTGAGGACTCAACCAACTGTTGCAGTTTGAAAAGGTCTGCGGCTAATGCGATTGCTGTATTGCTCATAATGTCGGCTCCTGTGCGGTAAGTTCAGCAACCCGTTTTTCAGTTAAGCGGTGTAACGCCAGCAGGCGGGTTTTGAGGTAATTGGCGTGTTCGTGATCGGCTTTGGCTTCTGCATCTTTGCGGTGTACATCAACTTCACGCGCAATGGTGCTGTAAACCTTGTTCACTTCGTTGGTGGTGACGGCGCTCGTAATGGTATTGCCTACTTTGGTTAACTTCTCATCCAGCTCTTTGCGCAGACGAACTGAGTCACCGGCTTTCTCACTTGCGTTCTTGATAGCAAACTCAGCGGCGTTATCAGTGCGGTATCCGAGATCATCAAAAAGACCGAGGAATACATCAGCAGAGAAACCAAGTTGTGACAGTGCCTTTTTAGTCGCATCCGTTAGTGATTTTTTGGTGACTTCACTATCACAGGTGAGACCGTTTTTGGTGTTGTAGATATATGGGGTGCAACCATATGCAGGGATTTCGCCACGCTCACCACGCAGGGTGTAGATTAAGCGTATTTTAATGACATGATTGATCTCAGTTAGATAGCCGCCAGATCCGTTGGGTATGACTTCTTTTATATAATTTCCATCAGCACCTTTGACTGACCGCATGATCGGTGCACCGTTATCAAAGCGTTCTTCTAAAATCTCCACCCGCCAGTTGATACCTTGTGGCCCAAGCAATTTTGTTGCTTGCATAACCATATAGGTGCCGTTAATCGACGTGCCACCACCGTTATTTGAGAATGCTTTAGTAAAGCGTTCATCGGTTCTTTGCACCGAGCGCCACAGATTCATGTTGTCCTGCACATCTTGTGGCTGTGAAGATATATCCTCTTCAATGATGACGGCTCGCTGCTGAAATTCATCAGCAGTAACATCTACAGTAGGAATAGCGCTTTGCTGCGCCTCTTCAATAACCTCTGTCGGCTTCTCCTCAACTGAGGCATAAACGCTGTAACCCAACTGATCCAACGTCTCTTTAGCCTGTTGAGCTGCGTTATCAGTGATAGGTTCCAGTTCAGGGTTTTCCTGTTCTGTTTCAACAATTGGCGGTTTTGTTTCAGTTTCTGGCTCAGAATTGGCAACCAGCGCCAGTTTTGTTTCATTGTTTGCCGCTGGTTGCGGTTCACCACCGGCTAGACCATCAATAGAGAACTTGCCATCACCCAGATTGGTTACTGCGGGTTGTGGGTTTTTAACGGCTAAACACTGAGTGATAAATTCCTTTCGTGCTGAGGCATCGGTCAGGAAGATAGGTTGCTTTTTACCCGCGCGGATCACTTCAAAGATGCTTTCACGTGGAATAGATAACACATTGTTGCGAACGCGAAAATCGGTTGACCATTTACGCCAGGCATCATCATTGTTATCCATCAGCTCTTTTGCTTGCTTCATCTCTGCCGACATGACATCCCAGCAGTTAAAATCAGCAGGCAATAAGGCGAGAGCGACTTCGAGATCGAGCGTTTTATATGTGTGCTCAAAGCTGCGTTTGATTGGCGCATCAGGAGCCGGCGTGTCAATACGGGCAACTTTTTTAGTACCGGTTAACTCGTCACGATTGCTGGGTTCATTAACCCATTTTTCAGCAAAGCTACGTACTTCCCTGAATCCAGGTATTTTGGGGAATTTCTTATTTATCGCATCAATAAGATTTTTAATTGACTGCGGATACATCGCGCCAATTGCAGGAATACATGTGAGCGCCATGTATATCGAACTTATTTCCGGCTCAGCGTCGTCATCATTAATTAAGTCATACACAAGTGATAGCTCATGTGAATCAATGTCACGCGCACCGTACAACATTACGCTACCAACTTTAGCTCCAATACCCAGTTTGTTGAAATCAACCGGAGTAGTAGTAGTAATGTCCTCACTTACCTCGCCGTTGTCTTCATTACCATCCTCAGGCAACGGTACAGCATTAGGCGTCCATACTTTGCCATCAAAGGTATTATCCTGTGCGAACTGCTCATCGAACTCACCAACAACCGGGCGCGGTTGCCCGACAGTATCCTCACAGATTTTCGGATCAGCAAAGTTATCACCGGCAGCGGGGTAGGCTTCCCATAATTTCCCGATGGCCAGTGCGGATGCCATTTTCTTATTTATGGCTTCCAGAGCTATAACAAGCGGTATAGCCCCATTTTTGAGAGCCGCTTTTTTCGGCTCGAATAAACAAATAAATACAGTCATGTTGGTCTTGCCTCTTTGGTTTTTAAACGGATCTTGGTCTTTGATGTATGACTAATTAAAAAGGAATTTCGGTATCATCAGATACGTTCGATGGAGTGCTGTGCTCGATGCATAGCAACGCCTGAATCTGATCATCAATTAGTGACTGCTTACGATATGACTCAGCCGCAATCTGTTCCTTTTTGCTATGGAGTGAATCGACATGCTTGCTGATGATTTCAAAAGGGTCGGGTTCGTCAAAAGGAATCGTAATTTCTCGGGTTTCGAGTAAAACATGCGCTGGCTCAACCTGTGACATGTCACAGGTGTACACGGTAAAGCGATCATCTTTTGATGTTGAATATGGATTGGTATGGATGTAGAGCTTGGTGGTTATCTGTAGTGCTGTCATAGCAACTCCTGATATACTTATTTTAAGATTGATGGCGTAAGCCGTTGGTCTTGCCTCTGTTAACGGGTTGGTCCCCGTTAGCTTCCCGGTTAACTTTGGTCGGTGACCCGGGGTAAAGAAGCCCACTTCGGTGGGTTTTTTTACGTCTGTAATTTGGTGCCCATTACGCCGGGCCAGCGGGTCAGATCTTCGGTCTTGCCTCACCACACTTTCCCGTCGTGGCTACGTTATTGGTTTGGGCTGCTGCACTGTGGTAATCATGCCGAGCCTTGGCGCGGGGTTCTCCTCCAATGCAACAACCCAAATTCTGTTATTGCCGTACTTTGACTACTTGATAATCACGGCCAGTATTACGTGCGTAATCATCAGCTTCTTTGCGAGTTGGGTAAGTATTTCCGTTAGCCCACATTCCACAGTAGCGATATTGGATCTGGAATTTACTCGCTTGCTTTTTAGTTGCTTTCATAACTTCCCTCTTTTGCCGTCTTCCCGGCTGCCAGAACGTACTAAACCTAAACTTGCGAATCATCCGGTGTTTCGTATGCCACCGGCAGCTACTTCGTGGGCGTCCTGCCTGTTCGCATCGGCTACTGTGCCGTGTTGATGAAAACAATTAAACACTTTGGTTGTATTTATGTCAACAACTTTGGTTGTATTTTATGGCGAATTGGTTTTATTTGTGTTTTCTTAGCTTTAGTTTGGTTATGCTTTTTTGAATTTTTTAGAGGTTAATCAAGTAATGAAGGCTAAATTTAGGTAGGCGTTTATGACGTAGGGATTCATGTATGCGCCCCTCCAATGAGAAGGGGCAGGAAATGGATTACTATTTTTTCTTGTTTCTGAAATTATCATCGTCCATACAGTAATTGTATGAATCCAAGATTAGCCCGGATAATCGTAAAATATTTTCAGGGCGATCTATTATAATTTGATTGCCTGGAGCTAGCTCAAGTCCCGCTCGCTCAACTTCTGCAATAGCTTTTTCATCTAATTCAATTGGTAAGATTATCGATGGTCGCTGTTTACTATCAAAATAGCGTACAACCCAACGGTTTGATTTTCCTTGGCAAAGAATATTGTAATAACTGGCTGTGTCTTTTGCTGAAATATCAGCCTGTTCACCAAGTAATAGTTGAATATTACTAAAAAATAACCTTTCGTTATGCGTAGTAACTATATTTGAATTTTCAGGATCCACGACTGACGCAGTTTCATCTATTTTTTTCAGCTCTGGTGCTAGTGCGACTTCAACATCTTTGTCTTTGTTGGAAGCCATTGATAGCCCAGAAACTACCATTGCACTAACAGCTCGTTCTACTGCCATTTTTACTAGTGGTGTAATTGTGTCGAGAAACTTTTGGTTCAACTGTCGTTGTACGCTAGAGCGACTTGCAACATAGCGGACAAAATCAGCATCAACATTCCTTAAACTATCACTGATAACATCAGTAAATGCTGATAAGTATATGCTTTCTTCAGCTAAGGTTCGAAGTGCTTCTGGTTGGAACTGGTCGTGACGGAATTGATATAGCTGATGAGCATCAGAGTCCGATGCTTCATCTACATCAATCTGTAGGAATGGAGAGGCATCCATAATATTTCTTTGCTTAAGGTCGGTAAAGAAACGCCATTGGGTGCCATTAGTTATAGCTGCAATAGTGACCTCAGGTGTCGCGTTAAAGTATCTAGAAAGCTGAGGGCAATGGTTATCAAGTTTCTGATTATAGCCCTTGGCCTCAATAAACATGACAGGAACACCATGGCAAAATAGGGCATAGTCGACTCGTTCACCTACTTTAACACCAGGGAAATCAGCGCCATATTCTGCTTTAACTTTCGTTGGGTCATAAGAGTTAAAGCCAAGAATATCTAACATTGGCAATATTAATGCTTGTTTAGTCGTTTCTTCGGTAGAACAATGATGGCTTACTTTTTTTACGTGATCAGAGTGCGCTCTTAATTTCTCAGCGAATATCTTCATATTTTCCTTTAACTCTTAGGTTGAGTGACACTCCTACCCTCATTGGACTACTTAGAAGTTAGAGCTATCAATAATCCAGAACTGACCACCAAAACACGCGGCCAATAATTTCTACGGTTTCTCCGTCAGCATCTTCATCTGGGTGCTCGACTTTATTAAAGCTGCGGATACTTAGCTTATTTCCTGGCATACGATATAAAAGCTTAAGGCGTTTTAATCCGTCTTGATTGATTGCATATATTTTACCATCGATAATTTTTTTATTTGCACAATCAACAGCTACTGTCGTACCGTTTGGTAGAATCGGCTCCATGCTATTTCCATGGGCTGGAAAGCAAATAACATTCTCTTTCTGAGCACCAACTCGTCGCAAGGTCGATTTCGAAAAGCGAAGTTTAAAACCATTGTAGTCTTGATCACAAAAGCTACCATCACCGGCAGCAAGTTCAATATCACGTAAGAATGGTACTTCGACCTCGTCTTCGTGAATTGGGCACTGACTATCCCAAGGTATAATATTCCCCCATTCATTCTCAGAAGGAATATTTGATTCCTGATTTATTGTTTTAGTCGATTCCTTCATCGGCAAAATCCCTTCTCCAAGCCATTCCGGGCGTACCTGGAGTGCGCGGGAAATTTCCAGTAGCTTAGTGGTGCTCTGGCTTTTACCGGACGTTATTTTTTGAATAGCAGCTTGTGAAACTCCAGCCTTCTCAGCTAGCGCAGCCTGAGTTAGCCCAGATTCCTTCATGGCTACTTTCAATCTTTGTGCAAGTGTCATTCCCATCCTCGCAAAATACAACCTTAGTTATACTCGGTCAAATCACTATTGTTGTTGCTTAAAAACAACCTTGGTTGTATATTTGCAGTTAAATACAACAAAGGTGATTGAAATGGATAATGTAATTAAGACGGCAATTAAAATTGTTGGCACTCAAAAGAGACTAGCAGAGGCGTGCGGCGTTACTCAGGCGGCCGTTCAAAAATGGTTATGCGGCAAAGCAAAGGTAGCCCCGAGAAATGTTAAATTTCTCGTTGAAGCTACCAATGGTGAGGTACAAGCGCATCAAGTTCGCCCTGATTTACCAGACTTATTTCCGCATCCTCATCCGCATCCAGAGCCTGAAGCTAGCCTAACCCAATCCCACTCACAAATCTGATTATCAATAATCAATTTCCTGCGACAGGAGACGCAACGTGGAACAAGAAATCAAAGCCCTTAAAGCCGAAGTTCAGGCGTGGGCGGCAGAGCGGGGGCAGGAGCATGTAGCTATCGAGATCAGCAGAATGTTTTTCTTGCTCAATATCAACACCGGTTCAGTTCGTCTCACTCCCATTGAAAACGGGCAGGGCGGCGCTGATTGGAAGTCTATTAATAACAACCGGCAGCAGTTATTTCGCTGGCTGCGCGGGGATTCAAAAGCATCAATGCGCAAGGTCTTGGAATTATCACCGGTACTTAAAGCGGCACTCCCGGCAGAACGGCGGGCCAGGGTGAATGGCGAGACCGTGAATTATTTGGTTTCGATTGCTAGCCGAGAGTTTGCCGCAGCAATTAGCGCGGTTCTATTAGATGGCTGTGACATGTCACAAAGAATATCGGGCGCTGTTGCGGCACTTCACGCAATCAGACCACAACACCAACGGCTGACCACCGTATAAAACAGAGGCAAGACCAATGCTTACATCTATCGACAAAATCACCTGGCGCAATGGATTCCGGCTTAACGGCCAACCGGCAAGTATGGCTGACATCGCCCCTATTTTTGCCGGGCGTCAGGTAGCCGCCTATAGCGTGTGGGAGCAGTACGAGCAGAAGAAAGCTGACCTGCGCGGGATGAACCTATCGCCTGACGATTATCAGTCTGCCTGTCGGCAAATAGCCGCAGCGCTGGGGATCTGACTATGAGCATGAATCTAATGGCTAAGGCCATGAGTATCAAAGTCGGGAACCCGTTACGTAAATTGGTACTGATAAAATTAGCCGACAATGCCAACGATCAGGGCGAGTGCTGGCCATCGGTTCCCTATATTGCTGAACAGTGTGAAATATCCGAACGCTCGGTACAGAATCATATCCAACAACTGGTAAAAAATGGGCTGGTTAGGATTGAAGAGCGTAAATCTGAAAATGGCTTAAATCGCTCAAATGTTTATCACCTGCGCTTAAATTCCGCTGGTGCAAATGCTGCACCCTATGGTGAATCTCCTGCACCCTCTGGTGCAAACGGTGCACCGGTTAGTGGTGCAAATGCTGCACCCAGAACCAGTCACTCTTTTGAATCAGTCATAGATCCCAATACACCCCTTACCCCTCAAGGGGGAACTGAAAATATTCTCGCTGACGCTGAAAGGGCGTTGGCGTATTACAACCAACTCACTCACACCCGATGTGAAGACCCAGGGCCATTTGAAATCTTGCTGACAACAACCAAATCGCGCAAAGCCTATGCGCTGGTTGATTTGCAGTTGGTGACCCATTGGGTGGTCAGCACATGGAAACCACGTAACGGCAAGTATGCCAAGCCTGCGAATATCTGCCGCGTGAATCGGTTCGATGGTTATCTGGCCGATGCCCGCGCATGGTCTGAGTCTGCAGGGCGGATTGATTGCGATGCAGTCATTGCTGCATACAACCGTGTGTTCAGCGATGTTTTGCCACTGGCTGAAATCGATCAAGACCGTAAGCACGCTATCCGCGAATTACTCCAATACCTCAAAACCAAAGATCTTGAAGCGTTTCAGGGCTATTTCGAGGCGTTCCGCGAACAGGCTCCGGTGTTTTATTTCGGTGGTGATGATGGTTCCCACTGGCGCGCCAATTTTGATTATTTGATGAAACCGGACGTGTTGAGAAAAACCCGCGATGGTGCGCTATGAAACCTCAAGAGTTAGAAGCGGCAATTCTATCCGGCCTGCTGTATGGCGGCTCAACCCCTGATGCGTTGGAGGTTATTGCCACACTGCCGGAAGAGGCATTTAGCATCAGGATTTATCGTTCTGCCTATGCGGAAATTAAAAAGCAGGCACTGACCAAAGGGATGATCGATGTTCTGTTTGTCAGTGAGGCGCTGGGCGGTAGTAGTCTGGCTACGCTATCTGAAATTGTCCGTATGCCGGGCAACGTGGCGAACCTGAAAGGCTATGCCGCCCATGCCCGTAAGATTTGGTATAGCCGCACCATGACCGCATTATTTCAGACCGCGGCTGACGGCATCCGAGGGGCGAACAATCAGGAACAGCGCGATCAGGTGATACAGGGAGCGGTAACACAGCTAATTGATATGACGGCAGATAGCGGCGGCATTATCCCGGTGCATCTAAATGACTTATTGCCCGGCTATATGGACATGCTGGATAAGCGCATGAATGGTGAAATTGAGTCAATGAACCTGCAAAGCGGCATTGTCGAGCTGGATGCCATCACCGGTGGCTTTAACCCGCAGGACTTGGTGGTTATCGCCGGGCGTCCGGGGATGGGTAAGACCGAGTTTGCGTTGAGAATTGTTGAGGGGGCCACACAGAACGGCGGCGGGGCGCTGATATTCAGTATGGAAATGGCTTCCCTACAGATGGTAGAGCGTTCCGTTGCCGGGGTCGGTAATTTGCCGGTGTCAAAATTGCGTGACCCTAAAACCTTATGTGACGAGGACTGGGCGCGCATTAACTCTGCACTACAGGCATTGAATGGCCGTGATATTTGGATTGTTGATGCCAGCGAACTAACCATCGATCAGATACGGGCTATCGCCGAAACACACAAGCGCCGGTACCCGCAATTAAGAATGGTGATGGTTGATTATCTTGGCCTGATTACCAAACCCAAGGCGGAGCGTAATGACCTATCAGTCGGCATCATTTCACGCGGCTTAAAAACACTGGCCGGTCGGATAAACACCCCGATTTTTGCCCTTAGCCAGTTATCCCGAAAAGTGGATGAACGGCCACCGGGTAGCCGTAGGCCAATCAGTTCCGATCTCAGAGACTCCGGTTCAATCGAGCAGGATGCTGACAGCATCATTATGTTGTATCGAGAGGCGGTTTATAACGCCGATAGTCCGGCGGCCAGATTTGCCGAGGCCATTGTAACCAAAAACCGATTTGGTGAGCCCGGCACCGTTTATCAGGAATTTAAAAACGGCCACTTTCTGCCGGTGGATCAACTAGTGGCAAAGGAAGCCAGCCGAATAGCAAAAGAGGCATCAAGGCCACCGACCAAAGAAAAACACTATTCAACACCTAAATTTTAACCGCGCCTGACCAGCGTGTGAACTAACCCAAAGAGGCAAGACCATGCATACAATCAATGAATACATCAATGAAAAACGTCCGGTTATTGACGATGGCTGCGACCACGGCCCGGCAATAATAGATCGTATCAATCAAGCAGCTCGCGCTCGTCTGCGTGTCCCATATGTTCCCGCACCAAAGCTGGATAAGGTGGCTGAACCTGTCATTGAACATGGCGCCATGGTGAAAATCGGTAACCGTATTAGCTATGGTCGCCGCGTTATGACCGGCATTTATGAATTACAGCGCCTTGGCCGTTCCCCGCAACGTATTTCAGTCATGCTAAAAATGCCGCTGGATAGAGTTGAGCACATTCTTAAAGCAGATACCCCGGTAAGACTGGAACTACTCAACAAAGTAAAGGCCGGGCCACTCCCCAGCGAACCCAACATCATGAAACGCCTGGCGGCTGAGTCGAGGGCGTAACCATGGCCGGGCAATCGGATTATCTCCCACCCGGACTCCCGTACAACATTTGCCTCTGGCCTCAGGAATACCAAGAAAAGCTAAATCTTGATTTGAGGGCCAGCGGCTTAATCAAAAATCTGTACGAGCGTAGAACCCACCGCGCCCACGTACTGGAAGCGATTGAACGGGTACCGGTGCATTATCGGGAGTTTTTTAAACAGCGCTTAAATTACTGGCGTGACCGTAGAGACCACAGAGGTGAGACCAAATGAATATATCAACCGATGGCATGATCGCTGCAATTCGTTCAGCAGCCGAGAGAGTGGAACCGCGTGAAAGTGAGGTGCTAAATGGTAGTTTCAACCAATTAAAAAGGGCTGATATGTAGTGAAATACGACGAATACTGTTGAGTTGGCCGTGGGTTAACTGAGATTGATGGTTTAACGCTGTCGGGCATATCGTTAGGAGCTAAAGACCTAAATTGGCCGGTAAGAAAGTATTAATATTTCTAATGTTAGTATTGATTTTGTTTCTAAGTGTGTAAGTATGTGTTTTGAGATTTACACACAAAAATAGTATGGAGTTATTATGCCAATCCCAGCACAGCTAATAGGTTGTTTCTTTTATCATTTTACCTCAATAGAAAATTTTAGGTCAATTTTAGAACATGGCTTTCTTAGCCCAAAAGAGAAAGAAAGAAAAGGTATAAATCATTTAGATGTAGCAAATAATGAAATACAAGAACGTAGACGAGCTATGATTGTGTCATGTAACAGTCCAACGACTGTCCATGACTATGTTCCTTTTTATTTTGCTAAGCGTACATCAATGCTTGCATCAATTATAAATGATAGAAAAATAGACCAGAAAAATATTATTTATTTTGCATTACCAATTGAATTGTCAGAACATACTGGAATAGCATTTACAGACTCTTCTGCGAATAAAATTGAACCTCCAAATTTCTTTAACTCCTCAAATGATTTAGAAAAATTATCTTGGGATATTATAAATAAGGATAAATGGAAAGTCGATTGTGAAGAACAACGAAATATAAGAATGGCGGAATTTTTATATCCAACTAGCTTGGCATTCTCTCATGTTGCAAAAATGATAGTTTGGGATAATGAAATAAAAAACAAACTTGAGGATATTGCCGCATCTCTCGATACCCACCTCCCATACATATCTACTTATGATCATAAGCAGCACTATTTTGTAGCTAACTGGAAAAATGAAAATGAGCCACCTGTATCTATAGTAACAGGGCCAGATTCACTATTTAAACTAGTAAATGAAATAATATATAAAATTAATGATATGACGAATCATTTGTCTCCTAAAAAATCCATATGTAAACTTGTAAGTGAGATTAGATCTGATTTTTGTTGTTTAAAGGAACTTGCAGATATTGATGGCATGCAGACAAGTAATAACATTCATCATGAGGATGTAGGGGCGCATAGTAGGAGTGTTGCAAAAAATATAGTCAATTCGGAGTTATATGCTAAATTAAGTAATGATAATAAAGCGTTACTAGAACTAGCTGCGTACTTGCATGATATAGGAAAGGGGCCAAAGTCTAGGTGGGTAAATGAAGTTCAAGATGTTGATAACGAACACTGTTGCAAATCTTTGCCTATGCTCGAGCGAATTATCGTTGAAGAGCTAGGTTCGATTCCCGTAGATACGCTTCGTAAACTGATTACATTTGTTGTATATGATGACATAATCGGAGAAATTGTCGCCAAAGGAAGGAAGGAATCTGAGTTTTTCCGAGTAGTGAAAGATAAAGAGGATGTTGACATGATAATTGAACTAGGAAAAGCCGATATGGCGGCAATTAATCCGGCTTGGATCGATATGCATTCTCAAGCAATCGAGAATGTACGTCAACGCGCCTATATTGCTATAGAGTAAGGTTTTAATAATGTTAACTTTTGTAGACGGTGACTTTTTTGATTATGATGCTGACATTCGTATAAACACTGTTAACTGTGTCGGTGTTATGGGTGCTGGCGTAGCTTTAGCTTTTAAGCATAGATATCCGATGATGTATGATGAATATGTGGATCAATGTAATAAAGGCCTAATCAAACCAGGAGTCCCTACAGTTTGGTCTCAGGAAGATTTGACATTAAAAAAAATAGAAATAATTAATTTCCCTACGAAATCACATTGGAAGAAAAAGTCTGAATATACCTATATATCTGATGGGTTGGAATGGCTTTCAAACTATCTATTAGATAAAAAAGATAAGGTTGTCACATTACCTGCATTGGGATGTGGGCATGGAGGGCTTGAGTGGGAAAAGGTAAAAGAGATGATAATTAATTATCTTGACGGTTCTCCGTCGAATATATTAGTTTTTGAACCGAAAAGCTCAAAGCAAGCTGGTTCATTAAGTTTGGAGGGAAGAGTAAAAAATAAGAATGCTTCAAAAATAAAAGTATTAAAAAAATTATCGAATGAATATCCGATGAAGCTTGCTGGATATACAGGGAAAGATTTATTTGTTTTTAACTATAAAAAACTTCCACAAGATTTTGATATAACACTTGTTATTAGTTCCAAACCAGATGAAGTGGAAATGAATATTATAAATAAAATTATTTATTTTTGCGCTAAAAATAACCTAAGTGTTTTGTTTGGGCCTACATTAATTGAAAAAAAAATAGCACTGAACCTTTCACGTAAAGGTAATGTAATAGGGGTTTTTCTTCCTACTAATATTTTCAATTCAGCTGATGAATTATCTGTGAAAGATTCTAATATAGTGCTGCTTTCTATTGGCGATCCATTAGTCTCTTTCGATAAAAAAGAATACTTACCATCAGTAATTAGTCGTATATATTTATCTAAATACACAATATTTACTACACCTAGGCTAGAGTGGTTAAAGAAAAGGGAAAATGACTTTTTGTCCTCTGACAGTAAGTTGTTATATATCGACTATGAGAACTTGAAAGATGAAGATAGAAAATCGGTCGAGATACTTGGAGGCGTTCCTTTAAGTGTTGATGATATGACAATTTTTTAGAGAATTTTATTAGCTATAAATATATACTCACTATTCTATTATTTTTGAAATAGATAGCTAGAAAGTCTCTTCTCTGTAATACTAAATGTATCGGACTGAACACCCGATAACCTAAATATCGTGCTGCTGTGCCATACATCCGGGGGCGGAAATGGCACAGTATAGTTTTACCAAATCAACAGGTGGGATCTTAGTACCGGCCACGCCGGATGCTGAGGATTTCGTTAAAAACACCAAGCTGGGGACTATTGTCACCGGCGAATTCAAACGTGTGCGTAATGCGCCGTTTCACCGTAAATTCTTCTCGTTACTCAACCTTGGTTTTGAATATTGGGAGCCAAAGGGCGGGGCGATATCACCATTTGAACTTAAATTTCTGCGTGGCTATGTAAGCCAACTTATTTCCTATGTGGGAAATGAGGGGGTTCTTCATGAGATAGCTGACGATTATCTGGCGCTGGTGGCCGGTAAACGTGCTGCAAACTTATCTACTGCAAAATCATTCCATGCTTTTCGCCGTTGGGTGACCGTTGAGTCTGGACATTATGATCTGTTCGAATTACCGGACGGCTCAACGCTGCGTGAACCTCGCTCTATTTCATTCGCGAAAATGGACGCGCTGGAATTCAACGATTTATACAAATCAGTGCTGAATGTGCTGTGGACTTTCATTCTCAGTAAATCATTCAGTCATCCATCCGAGGCGGAGAACGCTGCCAGTCAATTAATGAGCTACGCGGCTTAGGGGGTGTCATGGCTAATTTACGCAAAGAGGCTAGGGGCCGTGAGTGCCAAATCCGTATTCCGGGTGTATGCAATGGCAACCCTGAAACAGTGGTACTCACGCATTATCGGTTGGCAGGAACCTGCGGTACCGGAATTAAACCCTCAGATGAGCAGGCCGCGTGGGGCTGTAGTGCATGCCATGACGAATGCGACCGCCGCACCCGGTTAATTGATGGTGACACTGCACGCCTATATCACGCCGAGGGCGTTATGCGCACGCAGGACACATTGAGAAAGGAGGGGAAGCTATGAATACTGGCGCATTACGTTTAAACCAAGAGCAAGAGGCATGGCTACAAACCTTACTATCGCAGTGGGGGGCGTGGGTATATACCGGCAGGCTTGAAAAACGGCAGAGCAGTATTATCGCTGAGTATATGGCAACCGTAGAACCGAGAGATTATCCCAATCGCCCAATTTGCAATGATGATGATGGTATGTTGATCCATAGTGTGGTTGATATTATTTATCACATCGATAGAAAGGCTTTCGGATTACTACTGAGCCGATATGTGCAAGGTTCCTCTGTTCGCGCGATATCAAAGTATTATCATGGAGTAGCGAATCCCAGAGCGATGGTGAGCCGCGCAGGGTTACCAGCGTTTAGGAAACCATCAGAAAAAACCTGTCGCCGAGAGGTTGAAGAAATATTAAACGCCACTGAGTGTTTATTATACCAACCGCTACAAGATGCGTTCATTTGTCGTGAAAATGAACGAAAAAGCAAGAAATATAGCAAAACGTGTTGACTTCGCGGGGTCAATGGGTCAGTATTTTACTGTACGTTGCTATATGTACGCGTAAATCTGATTAACCCGCCATTCGTGCGGGTTTTTGCGTTTTTGCCCTCAACAAAAAAACCGCCTGACCTTTTGAGTCAAGCGGCTATCATTTATCACTCGTTAGAAATGGGCGACCCCGATATGTATCAGCATATCAGGGCCATTACACCCATGTTTCCGGTCATGAGTATAACCAAGGCCCACCCTGCTAACGTCAGCGGTGGTATCCTAACGGAATACTGTATATATAACCATGAAAAAGTTAAGTTACAAAAATGCATCCCGCGCCGTGGGTAAGCCTGAACCGGTGATTTATGATGGTGTAACGGTGGGGTTCGGATGTTCAGATCTGCATGTCGCCACAATTCCTGTCTGGTTGGCCCGTCTGGTTATCATCAACTTTCATTACAGCAAACGCATAGTAAACAACTCATATTTGCACCTGGGTATTTTCTCCGGTCGCGATCTGGTTGGTGTTATGCAATGGGGCTATGCAATGAATCCCAGCAGTGGTGGGCGAGTCGTTGAGGGAACCGGCAACCGGCAATACATGGAACTAAACCGCCTGTGGGTGCATGACGACATGCTGACAAATACCGAATCGCGGGCGATCAGTTACGCACTCAAAACCATCAAATTGCTTCATCCCGGTGTTGAGTGGGTGCAGACGTTCGCTGATGAGCGGTGCGGGCGTTTCGGTGTGGTGTACCAGGCTAGCAATTTTGATTATGTGGGTAGCCATCAAAGCACGTTTTATGAATTAGATGGCGAGTGGTACCACAAGATTGCTTTAACCACTAAGGCCAGCAAAGCGGGTGCGCGTGGTTTACATTTGCAGGCCAATATTCACCGGGCGACAGCACATAAATTTACGCAGTTCCGCTATATCAAGTTTCTGAATAAACGAGCTAGAAAGCGGCTCAATACAAAGCTGTTTAAACCCCTCCCATATCCAAAGCCGGGAGGGAACAAGTAGAGCTGCCGGATGGTAGCTTTTTTTATTTCTACTACGCGCCCAACCCGCTGACCGGGAGGGGGAGATCATGAAAATGAGCAATATCGCTTCTAATGCTTCCTACCTGGCGTCGGGTGGTAGTTTTATTTTTTGGGCTAAAGAACTGATTGCTGGCTTCACCCCTGATGAGTGGACGGTGATTGGCGTGCTTGGTTCGTTATTCTTTATGGCCCTGACATTCATGCTTAACGCTGGCGTCAAGATTTGGGATCGCCGCCACGGCTATAAACCGGATGGTGAGTGATGGCCTCGACAAAAAGCAAATTAAGCGCGGCTGTCCTGGCTCTGGTTATGGTTGCAGCACCGGCCACCATAATTCTTGATCAGCTTTTGGATGAGAAAGAGGGTAACCGGCTGGTTGCTTATCCAGATGGAAAGGGGATTTGGACTGTTTGCCGTGGTGCGACTCAAGTCGATGGCAAGCCGGTAGTGAAAGGGATGAAGCTGTCAGCGGATAAGTGTGCTGCGGTGAATCAATTGGAGGCTGATAAGGCTATAAACTGGGTAAAGAAAAATGTCCGGGTACCGCTGACTGAACCACAGATGGCCGGTATCGCGTCGTTTTGCCCCTATAACATCGGCCCAAGTAAATGTTTCACCTCCACCTTCTATAAAAAACTCAACGCTGGCGACCGTAAAGGTGCATGCGCTGAAATCAAACGCTGGGTATATGACGGCGGTAAGGATTGCAATATTCGCTCAAATAACTGTTACGGGCAGATAGAACGCCGAGCGCAGGAAAGCGAGCTGACTTGCTGGGGGCTGGATGAATAAGGCCATCGGATTAGTCATTGCAGTGCTGGTGGTTATTGTGTCGGCTCTGTTCTTTAACAGTTACCGCCTCTCAAATCAGGTCGAAAAAACGGAAGCGGAGCTGGTGGCCGAGCAAGCCACAAACACGGTACTGGGTAACATCATTGATGCTTACGGTGCTAACGATGCCGCCAACCGAGCTGCCACCACCCGACAACTCGAAAACGAGAGGAAGCTACGCAATGCCAGTGAATTACAGGTTGCACGGTTTAAAGCAGCAGCGGCGAGTGATGATTGTGCTATCAAGCCTATGTCTGGCGATGTCATTAACATCATGCGCGAATAAGCCAACTAAATCGCTTGTTACCGAACCCGCACTATTATTGCCGCCAGAGTCAGCGCTTACCCCCTGTGAAGTTCCAGAGTTTACCGGTATTACCTGGGGGGATGGCGGATTGTACGCGATGGAATTAAAGCGGGAACTACGAATCTGCAAAGGTCGGCTTGATGAGGTTATTGACTGGCGCCAGAACGTTGGGAGGAAAACATGATTGCAAATTGGGAAGCACTGCCACAACGGCTCTCAGTAGATACCCAATAACAGACAATCTATGCAATGATAAGGAACGATTTAAGCTCAAGGTTGCAAGGCATGGCAAAGTTCATAAGGGACTACAAAGGGGCGTTTAGACGCAATGGGTATATCGGACTCGGGATAAGAGAATGGATATTCTTCACGCTGAAAAGTGCGCTGCTTTTTTTGGTACTTATTCTTGCTTTCACCGCTCTACAGTACGCCGCTATTTTCGGGACTCCTTTGTTTGACTATTTAACGGCTCCCGGTATTCGCATTTCCAGTATCTGCGGGATCCTCGCATCACTGATAGTGAGCTTCGGACCAAGTGTGTTGTACAGCATTAGATACTGCGTCAGGTAATCATCACAAGCCGCCTCCGAGCGGTTTTTTATTGGATGCTATTTATAAAACTCTGCCAAGCTTCACCATAATGGCGCTTCACAAAGATTTATAACGACAAAAGGAATAGCGAATGACCAAACCAGATTGGGAGGCCATCGAATCGGCGTACCGAGCTGGCTTGATGTCTATCCGAGAAATAGCATCACAACACGGCATCACTCACGGCGCTATTAACAAGCGAGCAAAGCGTGACGGCTGGGAGCGTGACCTCAAGGCGAAGATAAAAGCCAAGGCAGATGCGCTGGTATCCAAACGCGAGGTATCCAGCAAGGTATCCACTGAAACGGCTACCAACGAGCGGATACTGATTGAGGCTAACGCAGAAGTCATTGCCAACGTTCGCATGGAGCATCGTGGCGATATTCGTCGTGCTAGGGCAATCACCAACGCTCTATTTGATGAGCTTGGAGCTGAGTGTGCTGATGTCGCTACTCTGGAAAAGCTCGGTGAGTTAATGTTCAACCCAGACGATAAGGGACAGGATCGCCTGAATGAGATTTATCATAAGGTCATCAGCATGCCGGATCGGGTTAAGTCGGTTAAGGCGCTTAGCGATGCATTGAAGAACCTCATCGGACTTGAGCGTCAGGCATACGACATCGACGGGCCGGAAGGCGACAACTCTGTTAAGAAACTTTCTGACCTGATGGATTCATTGTCTCAGGGGGCATAATGAGACCTGAGCACCTCAAGCTGCTGGCAGATAAAGACTGGCGGCTGAATAATCTTTACTGGATCACCGACAAAGAAGGTAAGCCGATACGCTTCAGGATGACGCCTGAGCAGCGCGAATACTTCGAAGGTATCCATACTCGTAATATCATTCTTAAAGCTCGTCAGCTTGGCTTCACGACTGAGGTTTGCATTATTCAGTTAGATGCCGCGCTGTTTGAATCAGCTAAATGTGCGCTGATAGCCCACACACTGAATGACGCCAGGCGGCTGTTTCGCGAAAAGGTAAAATACGCCTACGACAAGTTGCCCGATGAAATCAAAGCAGCCAATCCGGCAAGTAATGATTCCGCTGGCGAGTTGGTGTTTAACAAAGGCGGCTCACTTTACGTCAGTACCTCATTTCGTGGCGGTACACTGCGTTACCTGCACGTTTCAGAGTTCGGCAAGATATGCGCCAAGTATCCTGACAAAGCGCGTGAGATTGTCACTGGCGCGTTTGAAGCGGTATCAACTGACTGCTTTACCACTATCGAAAGTACTGCTGAAGGCCGTGCTGGTTACTTTTTCGATTACTGCCAAACAGCAGAAAAAGCACAGCTTCAGGGAAAAAAACTTTCTAACCTCGATTGGAAGTTCTTCTTCTTCACCTGGTGGAGAAACCCGCAGTACGCAATTGACCCGGTTGAGGCTTTACCGCAGCGCCTAGTTGATTACTTTGCTGAGATGGAAGCCAAACACGGAGTTCATCTTAACGAGCGCCAGAAAGCATGGTACTACGCCAAAGAGAAGACGCTTGGCGACGATATGAAGCGGGAATATCCAACCATCCCCGCCGAAGCATTCCAACAATCAGTCGAAGGTGCTTACTACGCCAAACAGTTCCGCTGGCTCTATACCAATAAGCGGATCTGCAAATTACCTGATAACTCACACCTACCGGTTCATACGTTCTGGGATATCGGCGTGGGTGACTCAACGGCCATCTGGTTCGTGCGTGAAGTTGGCGAAGAGTTCCACATCATCGACTACTACGAAAACTCCGGTGAAGGTCTACGGCACTATATGAAGGTGCTGAAAGACCGCGGCTATTCGTATGGCGACCACTGGGGTCCGCACGATATCGAAAACCGTGAATTCGGCTCTGATGCCAAGTCTCGCAAAGAACTGGCGCGGGAAGGCTATGAAATCGATGGGCAAATTTATTCCATGACATTCAAAGTGGTGCCGAAAACTGGCGTTGATACCGGTATCGAGTCAGTGCGTGAAATTCTGCCTAAGTGTGTCTTTGATGATGAGAAATGTGCTGAAGGCATAACTCACCTCGAAGGCTACCGGAAAGAATGGGACGACAAACGTGGTTGCTGGAAAGACAAACCACTTCACGATCACACCTCTCACGGCTCTGATGGGTTCCGTTACTTTGCTGTAGCGAAGAACAATAAGCGCCAAGAAGCATTCAGCATAAACATGAGAACCGCATTCTAATGGCTAATAACGACATTACATTTATCCGGCCTGAACATGGGGCCGCAAGCCCGTTATGGGAAACGGTTCGCGATGTTTGTCGTGGGCCAGATGCGGTTAAGCGTAGACGGCATAAATATCTGCCAAAGCTTGACCCGACAAACAATAGTGAAGAGAACAACCGGCGCAATGATGACTATCTTCGCCGCGCTGTCTTTTATGCGATCACCGGTCATACCAAAAATGGGTTGATCGGGATGGCATTTCGTCGCGACCCCACTGTGACTATCGTCGATAAAATGGAATACCTGAAAACCAACGCCAATGGCGCAGGTATCAGCATTTATCAACAGGCGCAGTCAGTTCTTGAATCTGTATTAGAAGTTGCCAGAGAGGGGTTATACGTCGATTACAGCGCTGATATGAAAGGGGCCATCATTCTTAATTATCGCGCTGAGGACATTATCAACTGGCGAACTGAGCGGATAAATGGGCGCGATAAACTGGTTTTGGTCGTGCTGCGTGAGTGTGTTGAAGAACCAGATGGCTACGGCTTCAAGGATCGCATTCAATACCGTGAGCTGGCGATGGACGGTGGTCGGTTCGTATGTCGCGTCTGGCGTAATGTCGGACCGAAAAAGAGCGGTGTTTATGACGTTGATAGCGAATATTACCCAGTGATTCAGTTTGGCGGTTCATGGGATGAAATACCGTTCACCTTTGTTGGCGCGCAAAACAATGACCCGTCAATTGATGAATCACCTTTATTGGCACTGACTGAAATCAATCTCGGCCATTACCGAAACTCAGCCGATTACGAGGATAGCCTGTTCTTTTGTGGGCAGGTGCAGCCGTGGATCAGTGGATTAACCGAAGAGTGGCGCGACTGGCTGCAAAAGGCAGGGGTTGCTCTTGGTTCACGTTCGCCAATATTGTTGCCAAAGGACGGGGCTTCTGGGTTTAACCAAGCGCAGCCAAATATGATAGCCAAAGAGGGGATGGACTCCAAACGCGACTACATGATCTCTCTTGGCGCTCGATTGGTTGAGCAAAATAGCGCGGTAAAAACAGCAACGCAGGCAACGGGCGACCAGGCGGCGTCTACCTCTGTTCTTGGCATCTGTTGTGCCAACGTTTCAGAGGCCTATACGCAAGCACTGCTTTGGTGTGCGAAATACATGGGGAATAAGGGAGCAGAGGTTGCGTATTCCATCAGCCAGGAATTTATTCAGCGCGTTGCCGACTCAGGGATGTTGGCTGCGATTGTTGCAGCTTGGCAGAGTGGCGCAATTCGTGATGCAGATATGATCCGGGCAATGCAAAAGCTGGATATTATCGACCCAGAATCAAATCCCAATGATGTTCTGGACGAATTGAAAAATCAGAGTCCCAGCCTGACAGGTGGCTAAATGGCAACGATTAACGAAAGGCTACGTGATGAAGCAATAGCACATAGCCTGTTTCAATCGCGTTATGGTGCTGGCGTTGCCCGTAAAATGGTTAAAGTGCTCAACGAGAGCGATGCTGAGCTATCTGCTCGTCTAATTGTGGCGCTTGATGAAGTCAATCCGAATAGTGTCACAGTGAAGCGCTTAGAGAGCTTGCTAGCGAGTGTGCGCGAAGTGAACAAGCAAGCTGTTGATGCGATGTATGTCTCTCTGTCAGACGAGCTGCTGGACTTTGCAAAGCATGAGGCAGGTTATCAGCTTGGTTTGTTTGACTCCTTATTGCCGGGGCCAGTTTTAAATCGGTTCCCGCTAGCATCAATCACTCAAGAGCAGGTTTACGCCGCTGCAATGGCTCAACCGTTCCAGGGGCGATTGCTGCGAGACTGGGCTGAGAATATCGAAGCCGATCGGATGACACGCATTATCAATACGGTGAAAAACGGCTATCTGGCTGGCGATACGGTTGAACAGATGGCGCGGAAGGTACGCGGCACCAGAGCAAAAAACTATCAAGATGGCGCAATCGAGGCGGGCCGAAAGAATGTCACTGCGGTGGTGAAAACGGCCGTCACTCATATGGCTGCCGTGGCGAGGGATAAATTTGCTGATAACAACAGCAATATCATTGATACCAAGCAATGGCTCAGTACCTTGGACAATAAAACTTCTCACGATTGCATCATCCGTGACCGCCTCAAATACACGTTGGAAGGTAAACCCATTGGTCACAAGGTTCCATATCTTCAGGGGCCAGGCCGCATTCATTTCTGTTGTCGCTCAATGGAAACCTTAATCACCAAATCATGGCGAGAAATGGGGATTGATATTGATGAAATGGACGAAGGTACTCGCGCCAGCATGGATGGGCAGGTACCGGCAGGAACGACATACGGCGAGTGGCTACAGCGGCAATCTTACCGCCGACAGGTTCAGGTGCTGGGCGAGACTCGCGCTAGACTGATGAAAGATGGCGGTATGCGAACTGATGAATTTTTCACTGATAAAGGGGAGTGGCTGACGTTACAGCAGCTTCGCGATATTGACGGTCGGGCATTCTCTGATGTAGGCCTGTAGGAAACTACGCTTTAACAATTACCGCCAACGGTAAAAAACTGAGTTATCCAAAATCTGAGCCTCGCCATCGTGCGGGGCTTTTTAATGGGCTAGGCCCAGCAATAAATCCCAAGGGGACAGCATGCTATTCCGAAATATCGCACGTAAATATTATGCCGAGGCAGGTGAAGGTGGCGAAGGTGGTGGCGGACCAGCCGCAACTATCACACCAGAGATTCAGGCATTGATTGATGCCAGGGTTAATGAATCTGTCACAGGACTCAAAACCAAAAATAGCGAATTACTCGGCAAGCTCAAAGAGCAAGGCGAGAGCCTAAAACGCTATGACGGTATCGACCCGGACGCGGTGAAAACCATCCTGCAACGATTTTCTGACGACGAAGAAGCCAAGCTGATCGCCGCTGGAAAGATTGATGAGGTACTGGATAAACGCACTGAGCGATTACGGGCTGATGTTGATAAAAAACTCAAAGTTGCCAATGACCGCGCTGAGAAAGCCGAAAGTTTCAGCAAAAAATTCAGTGACCGGGTGCTTGGTGATGCCATTCGCTCCGCCGCATTGAAAACTGGCGCATTGCCGGGTGCTGCTGACGACATCATCCTGCGCGCAAAAGGCGTATTTACTCTCAACGATGAAGGTGAGGCCGTCGCCGTTGATAAAGATGGTTCAGCCCTACTGGGAAAGGATGGAAAAACACCACTCACCCCGCACGAATGGGCTGAATCACTGAAAGATGTTGCTCCGCATCTCTGGCCGCAGGCTGAAGGCACCAACGCTGGCGGTCATAAGCAGAATGGCGGCGCACTCAAACGATCAGCAATGACCGCAGCCCAAAAGGCGGAATTTATTCGTGCTAACGGGCAGCAGGCATTCTTAAAACTTCCGAAAGAATAAGGATTTATAATTTATGACCACAACCGTTAACTCTGACCTGATCATCTATAACGATCTGGCTCAGACATCCTATCTTGAGCGCCGACAGGACAACCTTGACGTGTTCAACGCCTCTTCAAATGGTGCGATTGTGCTGGATAACGCCTTGATTGAAGGGGATTTCCGTAAACGTGCTTTCTATCAGCTTGGTGGCAGCATCGAGCACCGTGATGTTGATTCAACCGGGAAAGTCACAGGTAAGAAAATTGGTGCCGGTGAATCAGTTGGCGTTAAGGCTCCGTGGAAATACGGCCCTTACCAGACGACTGAAGAGGCATTTAAACGTCGTGGCCGTGACGTGTCTGAATTCTCCGAAATTGTGGGCGTAGATGTCGCCGACGCTTCACTGGAGGGGTTCATCAAGTACGGCATTCAGGCGTTGAGCGCTTCCATCGGTGCTAACCCTGACATGGTTGTAACTGCCAACATTGAAGTTGATGGCAAGAAAACCCTGACCAAAGGTATGCGCAAGTACGGTGATCGCTTTGGCCGTATTGCGCTGTTTGTTATGCACTCATCTACCTACTTTGACATCATTGATCAGGCGATTGCAGCCAAGATTTATGAGGAGGCTGGTGTTGTAGTGTATGGCGGTCAGCCTGGCACATTAGGTAAGCCGGTTCTGGTTACCGATACTGCGCCAATTGATGCCATCTTTGGGTTGTTGCCGAACGCGGTGGTTATTACCGAGTCGCAGGCTCCTGGCTTCCGGTCATACCCAATCAACGATGAGGAAAACCTCGGCGTTGGTTATCGCGCAGAAGGGACAATTAACATCGACTTGCTGGGCTATAGCTGGGATGAAACCAACGGCGGCAAGAATCCGAGCTTGACCGAAATTGGCGCGACCAATAGCTGGAAAAAACATGCAACCAGCAACAAAGTTACCGCAGGCGTGATGATTAAGTTGATTGCTGAAGATGTGGCGGCAACAGGTGTCACTCTGAATAAATCGACGACTTCATTGGTTGTTGGTGCAGATGAAACGCTTGTTGCTACTGTCGCTCCATCTGATGCTGCGAATAAAGCTGTTATCTGGACTTCATCCGCTGCTGCAAAAGCCACAGTTGATGCAAATGGTAAGGTGACTGCTGTTGCCGCAGGAAGCGCAACTATTACCGCTAAGTGCGTGGACGGCAACTTCACTGCGACTTGCGTAGTGACTGTTACGGCTGCTTAAGTTGGATAACTATAGGGGCTTAGGCCCCTTTTCTATTGGAGGATAGGATGTTAGTAACCGATCCAACCTCACCAGATTTTAACAGCTACGCATCATTCGAAGATTTAGTCGCGTTCGCTTTGGCGCGCGCAGTTAACTTACCTTCTGAAACAGAGTCATTACTGATTAAGGCGATGGACTACCTGAACGGGCTTAATTGGTATGGAAGCAGAACCAAACTAACTCAGCCACTACCCTGGCCGAGATCAGGTATCACTTTCGATGGATTTAGTTACCCCTCGGCCAGTATTCCTCCACAATTGATTGCGGCCCAGTGCATGCTGGCCGTGGAAGCTATTGAGGGTGAGTTACTGGGTTCAAATAGAGAGGCGGCAATAAAGTCTGAGACTGTATCAGGGGCGGTATCTGTGACTTATGCTGTATCTGATGCTGAGTCATTTACTCCCAATTATCCGGCAGTGATGGCAATTCTACGTGGGTTCGTTGCGGGTAGCGGTTTTGCTATTAATGCCACCGCGAGGCGTCAATAATGGCTATCAATTACCCACGAATGCGAGCGACAGCAACACGATTGATTACCGAAAATGGAGCGACCTACCAACTATCTCGCGGTGGTGGCGTCGAGTTCGTTGGAGGTGTTGAAGTTGAAATCCCTCTGGAAACATCCTCCATTGTTGGTGTTATTTCCAGTTACTCTCCCGGCGAGATTGATGGCACCTTAATCCAGAATGGTGATGTGAAAATGTCGGCTACGGCTGATGTGGAAATTCGCATCGGCGATCTGATTATGATTGATGGCAAAAAACATCGAGTCATTAAACCTAATCCAGTAAAACCCGCTGCACTGCTGATCTGCTACAAACCACAACTGAGGGCGTGATATGGCTGACAATTCCAGCTTCATGGCTTCAATTAATGCGTTTATTGAAAAGGGTAAGCGTAATCAGGAATTGGTGGTTCAAAAAGCAGGTATCAAAATTCTTAATCGGTTAGTCACGATGTCGCCGGTTGGAAATCCTGAGTTATGGGCTAACAACCACACCGCGAAGTCATATAACGATGCTGTTTTCGAACATAACGAAGAGCTGAAGAAAGATTCAGGCAACCTAACTAAAACAGGGCGACTGAAGAAACGGGCCAGGGTGACCGATAGCATGGACATTAAAGCGCCTGCTGGTTACACCGGCGGCCGCTTCCGTGGTAACTGGCAAGTTGGCTTAGATGCTCAGCCGGATGGCGAAACAGGGCGCATTGATAAAAGTGGCAATATGACACTGGCTGTGGGCAATTATATGCTTGAGCAGTTCAAGGTTGGCACCAAGGCCATCTACTTCACTAACAATGTTCCCTACGCTTACCGGCTTGAGTTTGGTCATTCATCACAAGCCCCAAACGGGATGATCCGCATAACCGCCGAGGACGCTGTTAAATACTTCACTGAAGCAGCTAATGAGGTGAATAAGTGAGTACTCAACGCATTGCCGCATTGCTGGAAAAACGTCTTGGCGAATGGGCGGCAATTAAAGGCATTCCGTTGGCTGCGGAGAACGTTAGCTTTGATGATACTGGCGATATGTATTTGCAATCGCATGTCATGCCAGCCACAACAGACGCTATCGATTTAGCGCAGGTATCCCGCGTATTCAAAGGCGTGTATCAGATTAATATCAATGCCAAAGCAGGCAGTGGTAAATCCAAATCTCATACTATTGCTACTGAATTGATAGATCTGTTCAACCTCAACACCGAGCTGACAGACGGAGTGGTAATCTGCTATATCAACAGCGTTCCCAGCCAATTCCCCGGCATAACTGACGACACCACATACACCACGCCGATCAGCATGAGTTATCGCGCTGACGTTATCTAAACCGCAATCAATCCCACATCTACCGGCCTATGCCGGTTTTTTTATATCCAAAATCGGAGAATTACCATGGGCTTTGCTCTACCAAATGGCGCAGGTATTTACCTGGCTAAAACATATGAAACCGAAGTCGCGGTCACGGCAGTTTCCAATGCTGTTGATGCAGTTCTGACGGTAGTCACTGGGCATGACATTGCCGAGGGCGATATTGTGCAGCTAACCTCAGGCTGGGCCGCGTTGAATGATTTGGTTGCAAAAGTAACAGCATCCACCGCGACTACTTTAACGCTCGGCTCTATTAACACCTCGAACACCGATCGTTTCGCAGTGGGTGGTGGTGTGGGTACGGTTAAGAAGGTCGAAAGTTGGATTGAAATCCCGCAGATCACCGAGGTATCGAACAGCGGTGGTGATCAGCAGATGATTCAAATTCAGTTTCTTAGCGATACTCGTCAGCGCAATCTCAATACGTTTAAGGCGGCTCAATCTCAAACCCTGACGTTGGCGCATGACTCCAGCCTGCCTGTTTATCCGGTGCTACGTGCTGCGGATGAGTCAGAGCAAACACTGGCAACCTACATGTATGTGCCTAAAGCCAAAGAGAACCGTTACTCGTCGGTGAAAGTGTCCTTTAACGATATTCCAACTACGGCGATCAACGCCATTGAGACGGTAGCTGTGGTGCTTAACCTGCAATCGCAAGCGACGACTTTCTACAAGTCTAGTGCACCAGTGGCTGTTACCGGCGTTACGTTGAGCAAAACCACGACGACTCTTGCTGTTGCTGCTACTGAAACCTTAACGGCCACTGTAGAACCAGCAAATGCAACAAACAAGTCTGGTACCTGGTCATCATCAGCACCAACCAAAGCTACCGTTGACCCGGTAACAGGTGTTGTGACTGGCGTTGCTGCTGGCAGTGCCAACATCATTTACACCACCGCAGATGGCGCGAAAACCGCTACTTGTGCCGTCACCGTAACCGCATAAGGAACATGACTCATGGCAGTAAAATTTACCCTGGTACCGTCGCCAACATTTAAAGCAGATGTGAAAATCCCTCGGGCCGGTCTGGATGACGGCGAGTTAACCTTTACGTTTAAGCATTTGCCACTGAATGAAGTATCAGATATCGAGAAAGCAGAAGGGCAGACGGGGTTAGATTTCGCAGAAAAGATAATCGAAGGGTGGGCGCTTCCCGAAGCATTTAACCGCGAAAATCTGGAAGTGCTTGCTAATAACTACCCGAAAGCCATCGAGAATGTAATCAGTGCGTTTTATCGCGAACTGCTTGGTAACCGCGAAAAAAACTAACCTCGGTTGCCACCGCTCTCTACACCCCCGAACCCACCCGTGAAGAATTGGCAGGCAACGGCCTGACACCTGATGATTTCGACGATGTAATTATCGAGATATGGCCGGATGTTTGGCCTGCTTTCAATGTGATTAGAGCAATGTCCACGCAGTGGCGTACCGGCATGTCTGGGCCTACTGGGTTGGACTACGGCTGCCTGTCACAAGTCATGGATTGGGTGGGTGTAGAGAGCAAAGCAACCGTGTTTGATGACATAAGGCACATGGAGAGCGTTGCGCTGTCCGTTATTCACAAGCGGAGCAAGTAAATGGCAGATATCGCAACAATCTCACTACGCGCGGATACGTCCAGCCTGGAACAAGGTGACAAGGCGTTAGACCACTTCGGGCAAACAGCGGAGAAGGCTACCAAACAAGCAGATGGCTTGAATGATGCCTTCAAAGCTGGCGCACAAAGTCAAAAGCAAAATAACGAGAGTCTGAAACAGCAACAGCAAGCACTTCAGGATTTATTGGCGAAAATTAATCCCGTCAATAATGCACTGAATAAGCTTGATGATATGCAGTTGCAGTTATCAAAGTTCCGCTCTCAGGGGATTGTTGATGACAGAACCTACCGTGAGTCTGCGGTTGCGATTGGACGTGCTCGACAGGAGTTAACCGCAGCGGCTGAAGCCAGTACAAAGGCAGGAAGGGCGGCAGCAGAGCAAGCCGCAGCAGACCGCGCAGCCACAACGGCAAAAGAAAACTTCATCACTCGATTGCGTGAGCAAACTGAACTTCAGGGGAAAACAGCATCACAGGTTCAGGAGTATAAAGCCGCTCAATTAGGTATGACTCAACAAGCAGCACCATTCATAGCGAAGCTGAAAGAACAAGAAGATGCCTGGAAGAAAGGTACTGTCTCTGCTGGTCAATATCGTATGGCTATGCGCCAATTACCCATGCAATTCACGGATATCGCCACCTCAATCGCCGGTGGTATGCCGTTGTACATGATCGCCATTCAGCAAGGCGGCCAGATTAAAGATAGTTTTGGCGGTATTGGTAATGCGCTTAAAGCTATGGCATCCCTGATCACTCCAACCACTATTCTGTTAGGTGGGGCAACGGCTGCTGTTGCAGCTATGGGGTATGCATACTTTCAAGCGGAGAAGCAAAATAGTGCCTTCAATAAGGCGATTATTACTACTGGGGGATATTCAGGTGTAACCGCCAGCCAACTGAAGGACATGGCTTATAACATCAGTCAGTCTGGCAGTGTTTATAGTGATACAGCGGAGGCTTTAACGAAGCTTACGGCGGCCGGTGTCAAGACATCGGTAAACCTCCAAGACGCAGGGAAGTCGATTGTAGAATTCAGCCGATACTCCGGGCAATCAATTGACGATTTGGTAGGGCAGTTTGCTCGTTTATCTGATGACCCAGTTGGTGGTTCAGTCGCACTGACTGAGAAGCTTCATTATCTGACTGCAGCGCAATATCAGCATATTGCCGCTCTTGCTGAGGAAGGGAACACAGCGCAAGCAGTGACGGCTGCTACTGAAGCTCTTAGCGGGGCAATGGCGCAAAGGGCTGCAGAGATAAAGAACTCTATGGGTACTTTGCCATCATTTTTTGATGAGATAGGTAAAAGCGCATCAAAAATGTGGGATGGGATCTGGGGACTTGGTCGCGACCCATCCGAGGCCGAGGCAAGAGCTAAGCTTGTTGCCAAAATAGGCTTTGCTGAAAATGACCCACGCCGCGCCAATGGTGGCTCACCTACAGTATCCAATGAAACGTTATCTCAGTGGAAAGCAGAGCTGGCATCACTGGATGCAGTTGAGAAAAAGCAGTCCAACATATCCCAAATAAACCAAGAAGCGATAAAGGCGCAGCAAGAGGTTAATAAGCTTATACAGCAGGGGCTGACCTCGGCAGAAAAAAGGGAAAAAGGGGAAAAGGAATTAAATCGCTGGATAGAAGCGAATAAGAAAGCTCATGCAGAAGACGCAACAGTAGCGTTATTCACTGAAGCTGAAATTGCCAAAGCTCGCGCTGGGATTGAAAAGCAGAACAAAGATCCCAAAACACCAAAAACCAAAGCCTACCAAGATGATGCAGCCACCAAAGCATTACTGGATAGTCAGGCGCGTGTTGCCGCTTTGCGTGAACAGGCAACCGTCACATTAACCATGACGGATCAGGAAAAGCAGCTAGCTAAATTCACCCAGCAAATTGCTGACCTGAAAAGCAAAACCATCCTCACTGCTGACCAAAAATCACTTCTGGCCCGCTCTGGTGAAATTACTGCCAGTATGCAGCTTGAGGCCCAGCTTTCACGTGAAAACGCTGAAAGGAAGAAAGCAACAGCAGCTCTCAAGCAGATGGATGATTACACCACGACGATTGCCAATCGAAATGCTCAGGCTCAGGCTAAGTTTGGCAAGACCAGCAAGCAAGCGTCTCGTGTTGACCAAGAGTTTCAGCTTGATAATACATTCGACAAGCAGAAGGAGGGCGTTACTGGCGCGGCGCTAGAAAAACTCACCGAGTCATATAACAAGGCAAAATTCGAGCTAAAAGCTGGCTTCGACCAAGAGGATTTGAACGAAGGTGACTGGTTAGCGGGTATGACTCAGGGGCTAGAACAGTATGGTGAAACCGCCAATAACGTTTTCTCTGCTACCGCTCAACTGGCCCAAACCACAATGGGTAGCATGACATCCATGGCGACCCAGATGATGACAACCGGCTCAGCTAACGTTAAGCAGTTTGCTACCAACTTCCTGACCAGCATTGTCGATATCATCAACCGGTTGCTGATTGCCCAAGCTATTCAGGCGGCAATGGGGTGGATGAGTGGTGGTGCCTCGGCGGGCGCAGGGGCTGTAAGTGGAACTGCCAGCAGTGCCAGTGCGGGCGCTATGGGGATGTCTACCAGCTTCAGAGCTTATGACGTCGGCGGCTACACTGGTGACGGTGGAAAATTCGAACCGAAAGGCGTGGTTCATGGCGGTGAGTTTGTCTTTACCAAAGAAGCCACCAACCGAATTGGTATCGATAACCTCTACAAGATGATGCGCGGTTATGCTGATGGAGGATTGGTTAGTAATGCGGTAACTGCCACCGCGCCAATGCTCGGCATGCAGGGCGGCGGTAATAACATTACTGTTGGTATTGGTGATGTAGTCATCATGAGTGATAGCCAAAAAGAAAATAATGCTTCAAATTCACAAGATATTGGTGCCGGTATACAGAAGCAACTAAAGCCAGCAATAGTGGCTACTATTAGTGAGCAACTGAGAATACCTGGCACTCCATTATGGATGGCTATGAATGGTAATAGATAACGAATTGAGGGAATTATGAATTTAAAAGCAACAAATTTCAGAATGTATTCAGCAACACCTGAACAGAGTGCGTCTGTAGTTGTCAGTGTTGACGTTTTCCATGATAACGATGATGACTCCATCATGGGGAGGCACATAAACCTTCCATTTAATCCGAAAGATACATTTGAGTCAGTCGGCGACAAAGCGATTGCTATTGTTAAAGCCGAGCTATTGTCCCTTGCGAAAGATATAACTAAATTTGAGTAATAGAGTTGTGTTGCTCTTATGTAGCCGCCAATGTGCGGCTTTTTTATTGGGGTATATATGGCGATTGAAACATTCCTTTGGCGAACGCAGGGTGTTCCTGAAGGTAGCTTTAACCAGCGAGTGAGAACCGCTCAGTTCGGCGATGGCTACAAGCAAGTCGCTGGTGACGGTATCAACCCAGAAACGCAATCATGGCCGCTGACTTTTCAGGGTTTGGAAAAAGACATGATGCCCATCCTAGCGTTTGTTCGCAGGCATACCACCAAGTCCTGCCAGTGGACTGCACCTTATGGCGTTATTGGCCTGTGGCGCGTCACTGCTGACTCCATCAAGGCCGTACCGGTTGGCGGTAATGTTATGTCTGTCTCTTTCACTTTCGAGCAATCTTTCAAGCCTTAATATCGAGTAACCCAATATGGCAATTAATACTGACTTGCAACGACTGGAGCCGGGTAACCGCGTTCGCCTGTATGAAGTTGATGGTTCTAAGTTTGATGGGCCATTGTTGCGTTTCCATGCCGATACATTACCCCATACCACAGAAGAGATTGCGGCGGCAGGTGGTGATGAAACCAAACTACCAGCTAAATCTATCTGGTGGCAGGGGGAAGAGTATTCAGCATGGCCGGTACAGGTTGAAGGCATTGAGATGTCCAGTGATGGGCAGAGTGCACAGCCAAAGTTATCGGTAGCGAATCTTGATGGGAGCATCACCGCGCTGTGCCTTGCATTTGACGACATGGTGCAGGCCAAGGTTATCGTTCACGACACATTCAAACATTATCTAGATACGGTGAATTTCCCTGATGGCAATTCTGAGGCTGACCCGGAACAGGAGAAAGTACAGGTTTACTATATTGATAGTAAATCGACAGAAACCAATGAAACTGTTGAATTCTCTCTTTCCAGCCCTGCGGATTTGCAGGGACTGCTTATCCCCACCCGGCAAATTCACTCACTCTGCACCTGGTGTATGCGTGGTGACTATCGCTCAGGCAATGGCTGCGATTATGCCGGAACGTTGTATTTCGACGAGAAAGGCAATCCGACAGACGACCCGAGCAAAGATAAGTGCTCAGGTCTGTTGGTCGATTGCAAAAAGCGATTTGGTTCCGATAACCCGCTGCCATTTGGTGGTTTCCCTGGTTCAGCTCTAATCAAGAGGTAGTCATGAGAGACAAAACGATTAAAGCGATATTGGCCCACGCCGAAGCGGAATACCCGAAAGAGAGCTGCGGGGTTGTGGCGCAGAAGTCGCGAGTCGAGAAGTATTTTCCTTGTATTAATCTGGCTACAAACCCAATCGAACAGTTTCATCTCGACCCTGAGGGGTATATAGCGGCAGAAGATTGGGGGACCATCACAGCAATTGTACACAGTCACCCAGATGCCACTACTCAGCCATCCGAATTGGACATGGACCAATGCGATAATAACGAACTACCCTGGCACATTGTGAGCTGGCCCGAGGGGGATTTACGAACTATCCAGCCGCGCGGGGACCTTCCGCTAATTGGTCGTCAGTTCGTCCTAGGCCATACAGATTGCTGGGGCTTGATAATGTCCTACTTCAAGCAAACGCATGGCATTGAGTTGAAAGACTATCGAGTTGACCGGCATTGGTGGGAGTCAGGAACAGAAAACTTCTATATGGATAACTGGTATGAATGTGGTTTTCGTGAATTCAGTGGCCCAGCGCTGCCGGGTGACGTAGTTATCATGCAAGTATCAGCACCAGTAGCAAATCATGCGGGGGTTTTGCTGGACGATGGGATGCTGCTGCATCATCTTTATGGGCAACTCAGCCAACGGGTGCCTTACGGTGGCTATTGGCAGGAAAGGACGGTTAAAATGGTTAGGTATCAGGGGCTATAATTTAAGAGCATCTTATCGGTGCTCTTGATGATGGTTTTGCTTTCTGGCGCGTCCGTGCTCCGGCGGGTTTTTGCATTCTAGCTCCCACCATTTTGCGTTGCTCGATATTAGGTAGCGCGTCCGTGCGCCGGTGGGTACGCCTTAGTTTGTGTTAAAGTTAACAGAAGCCGTTGTGGGGCCAAAAAACAGCACAAAATAAAATGCAAAATTGATAGCCATTTAAACGAGCTGTACGGCGTTTGTGAGAGGCCATAAAAGCGAATGTGTATACCCGCACACTCAATTTGGCACCTTTTCACGGTTCGATATCGAGCTATAAACAGCATAAGAAAGCAACATAAAGTTGATTAGATATAGCTTGAGCTATACACTCTGTATCAATAACCGTGGTTATAGCCCGGGATAACTACTGATATGTTGGTGTTCAGTGGTTCGGTATAATTAAGCCTAGGTAGGAGGATACCCAAATGAAAAAAGCTACTAAGCGTATCTTGCGCTCAATGGGTTCAATTCTTGATATTTGTCCTGCTGATGACTACAAAGAATTCCGTAACATACCGTCAGACAATGAGTTGCTTAATGGTGACTGGATATCAGTTGGTGACTACATCAAGGATTCGATGAGAAACTATGACTCGAAGAAAGAACTCCAGACCACCAGTCAAAACTAAGCAGTCTCCACCTCAATTGATTAACCAGCCCAACCCATCCCGTAAAGTGCAAGATGGGAAGACTGAGCTTCTAGTTAATGAAGTAATGAATAACCCTGAGGTAATTCAGCGCCTAGCTAATCGACCGGAAGCTTTGGGCTTAATGATGCAGGTTTCAACGCATAGGTCAGGGCCTCTTCCTGAGGCAGAGGAGCTTGCTAGGTATGAGAGCATAACTCCTGGATTAGCTAAAGAAATTGTCGATATGGCAAAAAGCGCGCAACAATTCAGGCAAGATCAGGGCCGCCGTTCCTTATCTGGTGCCATCTGGAAAGATAGGGCCGGACAACTTTCTGCCATGGTATGCGTTTTTATATTCGCATACATAGCGTTAAAGATGGTCTCCGCCGGGGCTTATGGACACGCCGTTTTATTGCTTGGCGCAGAGCTTGTCGCCCTTGCAGGAATATTTGTTGTTGGACGGTCAGATAAAAAACAAGAAAGAGCAGAACAAGAGAAAAAGAAAAAGAAATAATCTTGGAAATAGAATAGAACCCGCTCCGGCGGGTTTTTTGCTTTCTAAAGTGTCCGTACACTTTTTTTTACATCGTAATATTTGCACTGAATATTTTTATTATGAAGTTGAGATAATTAGAAGGTAGTTTTGTGTTTCACATGTTTTACACAAGGAATTAACATGAAATTACTTATAAGCATCTTACTTATATCAAGTCCGGCATTTTCTGTTTCTTCTTCGATAAATGAAAATATGTCAGTGCCTGCCATAGCTCTGGTATCAGAAGCTGCGTGTATTCGCAGTTACTCGGAGAAAGAACATACCGCATGTATAAAACTGGTAGATTCCTCGATAGCTAAAGCTTACTGGGCTGGGAAAATGAATCAGTTTTGCAAGTCACCATTTAACAAAAGTGCCGGGAAGGATAGGCAGTGCAAGGTAGTTAAGATGCTTGCTGGCGCATTGAATGAGATGAGTAGTAGGTATCTTGAAGAGTAAATAATAGTACCTACACAAGCAAAATCCTAAATGGGTTTTGCTTTCTTTCACATCCGTGCGCAGGCGGGTTTTTGCGTTTGTTATATCCTCTGATACCATGATTTTTTATTATTGATGGATAGGGATATGCGCTACTTTTGGATTGCTTTATCTGTACTTATTGCTGGGTGTAATGGTGTAAATGACAAAAAGCTTAAGGAGGATGTTTCTTCCGCAGTTGTAGAGAAAATCGCTGTGTTCAACGGCAGAGAACCTTGCGCTGAACTTATGCAAAAGAAAGATCAGGCATTTGGCGCACAAGCAAACAAGGTCGTGATGAAGATTTGCGGGGGAATATTTGACTGGGAGAAGCCGGTTACACTATCAGACTTGAAAGTCTACCCTGGTGAAACTGTAAGTGTATGCGGCATTGCATCAGGAACAAGTCGAACTGGAAGTAAGGTTGGCACTCGATTTGTTTATCACCCGACCAAGGTTTCTAAGGTTAACCTGAAGCCAATATATCCATTAATAGCAAACGAAAAGATGCTGTCAGCGTTTTATGGGCTTAACGAAATCTACATCGATGCCGAGAGCAAGTATTGCAAGTAGGAAGCTTACTTCTAGCTCCTACCATTTTGCGTTGCCTTGCACCATCCCCCTGCTATCATGTAACGAACTGTTATGGATGGGGATAATGGAGTGATAATAGTAAAGTCTGATTTAGCTCAGTTCCTTACAGAAAAAGGCGTTCCATCTGAATGCACCCAATGTGGACATGACTATAACAATACATTTGTTTCACCGCTGGCAAAGGTTGCTGATGCTGAAATCTTCATTTTTGAAAATCGGTCTCTCTTAGACAGCGACGGCACAACAGCCATATTAAAATACTATCCTGTTTATTGTGATAATTGCGGCTATGTTCGGATGTTTAATGCAGATCACATTAGTCGATGGATATTAGATAGAGACCAACAGAAACCAAATGGTGGCAAAGATGAATAATGTCACGTCTATTGGCACCCCCATCTCAGGCAGGGGTGGCTGGGGTGGGACTGACTCCGGTCAGAATGATGGCGGAGGAGGGGGAGATATGCATATCCGTGTTGCCAAACTTGAATCAGATGTAGAGCATATAAAAAAATCATTAGATGAGGTTAAGTCTGATGTCCGCGAGATTAAGCGTGATATTAGGTCTGAGTTTAATGAAGTAAAACGCGACTCAAAAACTGATTTCAGGTTACTCTTTGGTGCGGTAATTGCCGTGGCTCTTGGTTTGTCCGGGCTAATGGCTAAAGGTTTTCACTGGCTTTGATGGGGATAGGGATATGTTCAAAGGGGTTATTGCATGTTTATTGCTAATGGCTTTTGTTTCTTGTGGTGTTTTTGCTAGCTCAGATAAAACTGTAATAAAAGATGTGGCCACATCAGTATGTCAGGGGCGAAGTGCTGGGGTTGAATTGTGTGAGCGCATTGTAAATACAGCTATTATTAAAGCCTATGAAGCTGGGTATATAAAGGCTGGTTGCGCTGTTGGTGTTGAGGAAGAAGGTTGCGAGCAAAATAAGAAAATTGAAGAAGAGATAGAAAGCATCCCGACAAATAAATAATAAGGTTAAGAATGAAACATATAATCATAGCGTTGGCGGTTTTTGTTTTGGCTGGGTGTGCAACAGAAGTTGTCCCGCCAAGTAAAGCGATTAGCGCCCCTAGTGATCGGGTGTTTAAATATCAACAAGTTTTTCCTGACCAAGCAACCCTTGTTGTTGTTAGGGACAGTGGTTATATAGGCGGCGGTTGCTATGCAACTGTGTTTATTAATGGCGACCGCGTGGCGAAATTGGATCCAAAAGAAAAAGCATCATTCAATCTTCCTGCCGGAACCTGGACAGTTGGAGCTACATGGGAAGGTGCAGCTTTGTGTTCTGCCGCAGTAGAAAGGCAAGAAAGAGATGTAAGCTTGGTAGCAGGGAAAAGCAAAACACTCCGTATATTTACCGATAGCAACGGAACGATGGATGTTAAACCAACCACTATCGAATAAGTAATCTCATCAAACGAAACCAAGCCGCCTGCGGGCGGTTTTTTATTGGAGCAAATATGCCAGACATGACAAAAGAAGTGATGACAACCATTAAGTTAAGTGGATCCCTTGCCAATAGATTTGGTAGAACGCATCGACGTTTAATTAGCTCGACTAAAGAGGCATTTAAAGCCCTCTGTGTAACCATCCCTGGATTCGAGCAATATATGATGACAGCAAAGCAAAGAGGTTTAACTTTCGTAATATTTAAAGGAAGAAGGAATATAGGCAAAGACGAGCTGGATCTGGCAAATGCGGGAAAAGAAATCAGGATTATCCCTGTAATAATTGGCAGCAAAAAAGGCGGGTTATTCCAGACAATACTAGGGGCGGTATTGATTGTTGTAGGCGCTGTTTTGACCTTTACGCCGTTTGCTGGTGTGGCCCCATACTTTTATATGTCAGGAGCATCAATGATGCTCGGCGGTGTAGTCCAAATGCTTTCCCCCCAAGTAGGCGGCCTTGCATCCAGGCAATCACCGGACAACAAGCCAAGCTATGCATTCGGTGGCCCAGTTAACTCTACGGCTCAGGGTAACCCGGTGGGCGTACTCTACGGCAAACGTAGAATTGGCGGGGCGGTTATATCTGCGGGTATTTATGCTGAAGACCAAATGTAAGAGCAGTTATTTTAATTAACGCCGAAAGGCAGGAGTAAGTTATGACGCAAGAACAACGAATTGAAGCGCTAGAGCAGCAGGTGTCAGACATGCAACGGCAGATCACTAGCATCCAAGAGGCAATAATTCATTATCAAGATTCAAATCAGGCCAATTTTAACGATATAAATGCGGCCATATCTCAGGCCGCGATAAGCACAAGCATTTACAGTATGAACCTAGGGATTAATTTCGATTCCCAAGTTTAAGATTAGACACCCATTGCTGTACTGACTCAGATTTAATATCGGAAAGTTCATTTATTAGCTGTTCCCTTTCCTGTTCGCCTAATTTATAAGCGATAGCCAACATAATTAGCTTTATATCATTTAACTCATTAGCTATCTCAGATGTTTTGCCTGTTTTTGAGCTTAATTTAATTATCAAATCTCTAAATCCTAGCATTTTTATTTCCTTATCCCAGAGTAAATCAGCCATTCCTCCGATAGATAACACTCAAGCCGCGCATGGCTAGGGTGGGCTGACCTTACACAATAGAAGATCAGCCGGTAATCGCCATTGAGTTGATCAATAAATACGCCAATGCCCACGAAGTGTGGGTTTTTTTATGGGTGAAATATGGTACGTAAACAGATTAAAGGCCGTAAAGGTGGGAGTAGCAACGCCACTACACCTGTGGAATCTCCTGATAGCATTCAATCAACAGCGAAGGCAAAGATACTACTCGCGCTTGGTGAAGGGGAGTTTGCAGGCGGTTTAGACGGGACTAACATATATCTTGATGGCACCCCAATTAAAAACCCCGACGGTAGCAGTAATTTCACTGGCGTGACATGGGAGTATCGTGCTGGCACCCAGGCTCAGGACTATATTCAGGGCATGCCGAATGTTGAGAATGAGATAACAGTTAATACAGAACTGAAATCAGATACGCCATGGGTTCGCTCTGTCACCAATACGCAATTGTCTGCTGTTCGGGTTCGCTTTGGCTGGCCCTCATTACAGCGCCAGGCTGATAACGGTGATGTTGGCGGTTACCGTATTGAATATGCGATTGATGTTTCTACCGATGGCGGAGCATATTCGACACTGCTCAATACTGCGATAGATGGTAAAACGACAACGCTTTACGAGCGCTCGCATCGAATCAATTTACCCAAAGCCACAACTGGCTGGCAGATTCGCTCGCGGCGCATCACGGCGAACGCTAACTCTGGCCGTATTGCAGATAGAATGAACACAGAGGCTATTTCTGAAGTCATTGATGCCAAGTTGCGCTATCCGAATATTGCACTTCTTTATATCGAATTTGACGCGACTCAATTCCAGAATATACCCGCAATTTCTTGCGAGCCAAAGGGTAGAGTAATCCGCGTTCCGACGAATTACGACCCGGACACTCGGAGTTACTCCGGCATTTGGGATGGTTCATTTAAGTGGGCATACACCAATAACCCTGCCTGGGTATTTTACGACATTGTATTAGCTGAACGATTTGGGCTTGGATTACGCATAGATTCAACGCAGGTTGATAAGTGGGAGCTATACAGAATCGGGCAATATTGTGACCAACTGGTCCCCGATGGGCGCGGTGGTAGCGGCACAGAGCCACGCTTTATCTGTGACGTGTATATTCAATCCCAGGCTGAAGCATTCACCGTGTTGCGTGATTTGGCTGCTATCTTTCGAGGAATGACCTATTGGGGAAACAATCAGCTTTGTGCCTTGGCTGATATGCCACGTGATGTTGATTATATTTTCACGCGAGCCAACGTTATTGATGGTCGTTTCACCTATGGAGGTGGATCTGAGAAGAAACGTTACACAACAGCCATGGTCAGCTGGAGCGACCCCTCAAACAATTTTCAGGATGCAATAGAGGCGGTGTCAGATAATGATTTGGTTCGTCGCTACGGCATCAACCAGATAGATATGACGGCGATCGGCTGCATCAGGCAGACGGAAGCCAACCGGCGAGGTCGCTGGGCATTATTGACCAACAGCAAGGACCGGATAGTAAACTTCAATGTGGGGCTGGATGGTGCAATTCCTTTACCCGGTCACATTATTGGCATTGCAGATGAAATGCTATCTGGTAGAAAAACGGGCGGTCGTATTAGTGCCGTTTCTGGTCGAAACATTACCTTGGATCGCATTGCTGATGTGAATGCTGGGGACAGGTTGCTTGTTAACTTACCGAGCGGGGTATCTCAAGCTCGCACTGTTCAATCAGTTAATGAAGAAGTAGTTACCGTCAGCGTGGCATACAGCGAAACGCCAGTTGCTGAGAGCATTTGGTCTGTCGATGCAGATGATTTAGCCATTCAGCAATACCGGGTTACCGGTATCTCTGACAACGATGACAACACGTACAGTATCTCGGGTGTTCAGCACGACCCTGATAAATATGAGCGAATAGATACGGGTGCTCGCATTGATGAGCGGCCCATCAGCGTAATCCCACCAGGTGTTCAGCCGCCACCAACGAATGTGGTAATCGATAGCTTCTCCGCGCTCTCACAAGGGCTCGCGGTAACTACCTTACGTGTTACATGGGAGCCAGCAGCCAGTGCAATAGCATATGAGGCAGAGTGGCGACGCGATAACGGGAATTGGATATCAGCACCACGGACATCGGCACAAGGCTTTCAAGTCGAGGGGATATACGCCGGGCAATATCAGGCTCGCGTTCGCGCTATTAACCCCTCAGATATATCCAGTATCTGGGCTAATGCACAAGAAACTACATTAAACGGTAAAGAGGGCAACCCTCCAATGCCAGTGGGTTTTGCGGCCACCGGTATTCTATTCGGTATCACCCTGAACTGGGGTTATCCAGAAGGGGCTGAGGATGCGTTAAAAACCGAGATTGAATATAGCCTGTCTGCTGATGGCACTGATCCCTTATTGTTGAGTGATGTACCGCATCCGCAACGGAACTACACCATGCAGGGATTAAGGGCGGGCCAAGTGTTCTGGTTCCGTGCGCGCATCGTGGATAAATCCGGTAATCAGTCGCCCTGGATTGATTGGGTTCGTGGCATGTCCAGCACCGATACAAGCGCTATTCTCGAAGCGATTGGCGATGATTTCATCAGTAACACTGTGGCGGGACAGCAGTTATTTAATAATGATTTCATGAATGCTGAGGCGATTCTGGAGAACGCTGTCGCGAATGATGCAGGTATCGTGCAGCAATGGGCGCAATACGGAAAGAATAAAGCCAGTGTTGTCCACTTAACGACCACTGTCGCTGATGCTGAACGGGCATTCGCTGAGTTTGAAACATTGGTAACCGCGACTTTTGAAGATCAAACGGCTGCTATTGACCAGAAAATGACTGCCGTTGTTGATGCCGATGGCGCTAGTGCAACATACAGCTTGAGAGCAGGACTAAATTATAACGGTCAATTTGTCAGTGCTGGCATGGTAATCGGTGCTGAGTTTATTGATGGCGTAGCTAAATCATCAATTGGCTTTACTGCCGATCAATTTATATTGCTCTCTGGCCCAACTGGTAATGTATTTTCGCCTTTTGCAGTGGTAAATGGTCAAGTGTTTATGAATGATGCATTTATTGCAAAGGCGTCAATTGGGCGAGGCAAAATAACAGATACCCTTGAATCAGATAATTATGTTCAAGGGCTGTCTGGTCTAAAGCTTGATTTTAAAAATGGCAACGCTGAGTTTAATAGTGTAAATCTCAGGGGGAATATAACTATGGATAATACGATTAATGGGATTCGTACTATATTAGATTATCGCGGACAAAGAACATATCACGCTAACGGTCAACCAGCCATAATATGTGGGTATTTCTAATGGCTGAGCCTATTTTATATGTATCCCCCAGCGATGGGGGAAAGGGTGTCTATATGACATCTGGGACACGATTACTTAGATTTCTAGGGAACTACGACACATTAGGAACAGGCAACCCGCCATCCGTTGTTCTGAATGGTTATACGGGAGGGCAGTTATATTTAGTGCCTACTTCGTTTGGGGGAGTTTCCACCCCTGTTGGGTCGGCGAGCGCGTATGCGTGGTATGTCACCGGGTATTCAATGAATGGTAATCGCATCACCTTTACCACTTCAAATAATAATATGGGGTGGGCGACATTTTCAGCTTTTGAAATTCCAAACTCACCAGCATTTGGTACATATGGGTTATTTTTACAAAATTCAGCTAATTTCATGGCTATATCTGATGCTTCGGTATTGGGTTTTTGCACATGGAGGGGGCAGGTAACTATATCGTCAGATTGGCAAGTACCAGCTGGTATACCAAACCGTGAAAATGCCATCGTCTTTGCTAATTGGACCGATCCTAATGTGTCGTTATTGTATGACGCCCCAAGTAAGAATATCCACTGCTTTGCTATAAACTCTACAGGTTCAACAGGCAATGGATCTGTTGTTGCGAATGTTTGCGTTTTTACAACGGGATTTTTCCCAGCGCCGCCAGACTCCGGAACGGCAGGGTTAGCTATATTCAACACTTCAGGGCAATGCACGTTTTCATCTCGATACCCCCCTTTAATATTGGCTAATACAACTCAATTGAGTTCTACGCCCAAT